GCTGCTATTGCTCTTAAAGCCGAATTGACCTATGTTGATGCTTCTCTCAATTTGAAAGCCGATAAGGAAGCCACCAATGCTGATATTGCTCTTAAAGCCGATTTGACCTATGTTGATGCTTCTCTCAATTTGAAAGCCGATATGGAAGCCACCAATGCCGATATTGCTATTAAAGCGAATCTTGATTATGTTGATGCTTCTCTCAATTTGAAAGCCGATATGAAAGCCACCAATGATGCTATTGCTCTTAAAGCGAATCTTGATTACGTTGATGCTTCTCTCAATTTGAAAGCCGATATTAGTAACGCTACTTTTACAGGTAAATCTACTTTTACTGAAATTGTTGTCAATGATAATTTGACTGTTACTAAAAAAACGACCTTGGGAGATGATGTATCGATGAATGCTAACGTGGATATTAGCGGAAATTTAGCCATTAATGGTAATTTATCTGTTTTCAAAAACCAATCAACCGAAATTATAAACACCACCGTCAATGAATACACATCAATTGTTACCGAAGATATTTCTTTAAATGGTGGTCTAAGTGTATCTGGAGATTCTTCTTTTAATAGTCATGTTACTATACAAGACCTTAGTGCTACTGGTAATACTACCATACAAGGTGAACTTGAAGTGGATGGCGATGTTTCGTTTAATGCTGGGTTATCGGTTGGAGGGGATTTGAATGTTACAGGAACCGTTTCCGGTCCAACAGCCACAAGTGGAACCAATACTACCCAACTTGCCACTACTGCATTCGTTACGGATGCCGTTGCAGCGGGTGGTGTAGATACAGATAGCGACCTAAGTCTTAATGCTGGATTATCCGTCGGGGGTGATGTAAGCTTAAATGCCGGATTATCGGTTGGTGGTAATATAACTATTCCAGATAAATCCATTAACATTACTGCTTTAAAGAATAACAATAATTTAGCTGACACCACATATAAAACCTTTGTAATTACAGCATCAGGTAATAAATACTATATAAATGGTGTTTTACAAGATACGATAATTCTATACCGTGGATTAAAATATAGTTTGGACGTAAATGATGGTTCTACTGGTTCGCATCCATTTTATATTCAAACTACAGATAATGGAGGTGCTTACGATGCGGCTAATGTATATAATGATGGAATTACCAATAATGGTGCTACTACAGGAATTATTGACTTTATAGTTCCAGATAACGCTCCAGATACATTATATTATAGATGTAGCGCTCATGGGGATATGGGGGGAATAATTCAACTTGAAAATTATTTAAATATCAGTGACAATTTGATTTTAAGTAAGAATTTGAATGTTACAGGAACCGTTTCTGGTCCAACAGCCACAAGTGGAACCAATACTACCCAATTGGCAACCACCGCTTTCGTTACTACTGCCATTGCTGATGGTGGTGGTGGTGGTGGTGTTGACCCCGATAGTGATTTAAGTCTTAATGCTGGATTATCGGTTGGAGGCGATGTTTCGTTTAATAAGGCTTTGAATGTTAATTCATTAACAGTTTCCAATGGATTAACCGTGGGGACTTCGCAAATAACCCAAAGTGCCTTTACTTCCCTTCTGACACAGCTCGGAGACGATATTGACGGGGAAAATTCAGGTGACTGGTCCGGTTCTTCTGTGTCACTAAGTGCGGATGGCTCGATTGTTGCTATTGGGGCATACAAGAATAACAGTTTTACCGGTCATGTTCGGGTTTATCAACGGGACTCTACTAAAACCATTGCGGATACCGACCCAAATTCGGCTACTTTCGGTCCGGTCGGATGGAACCGGTTAGGACACGATATTGACGGGGAAGCGGGAGGTGACTATTCCGGTGAATCTGTGTCACTAAGTGCGGATGGCTTAACCGTTGCTATTGGGGCACGCCAGAATAACAGTGGTACCGGTCATGTTCGGGTTTATCAACGGGAATATACTAAAACCACTGCGGATACCGTCGAATCATCGGCGACTTTCGGTCCGGTCGGATGGAACCGGTTAGGACACGATATTGACGGGGAAGCGGGAGGTGACTATTCCGGTCAATCTGTGTCACTAAGTGCGGATGGTTTAACCGTTGCTATTGGGGCATACGGTAATAACAGTCAGACCGGTCATGTTCGGGTTTATCAATATGACTCTACTAAAACCACTGCGGATACTTTCGGTCCTGTCGGATGGAACCAGTTAGGACACGATATTGACGGGGAAGCATCAAGCGACCGGTCAGGTTATTCTGTGTCGCTAAGTGCGGATGGCTCGATTGTTGCTATTGGGGCACAGGGTAATAACAGTTATACCGGTCATGTTCGGGTTTATCAACGGGACTCTACTAAAACCAATCCGGTTACCGACCAATCATTGAATACTTTTGGGCCGGTCGGATGGAACCGGTTAGGACACGATATTGACGGGGAAAATTCAGGTGACTGGTCCGGCATATCTGTGTCGCTAAGTGCGGATGGTTTAACCGTTGCTATTGGGGCAGCCTATAATAACAGTTATATCGGTTATGTTCGGGTTTATCAATATGACTCTACTAAAAACACTGCGGATGACGTCCAATCATCGGCTACTTTCGGTCCGGTCGGATGGAACCGGTTAGGACACGATATTGACGGGGAAGCATCAAATGACAGCTCCGGTTATTCTGTGTCGCTAAGTGCGGATGGCTCGATTGTTGCTATTGGGGCATACGGTAATAACAGTTTGTCCGGTCATGTTCGGGTTTATCAATATGACTCTACTAAAACCACTGCGGATGACGTCCAATCATTGAATACTTTCGGTCCTGTCGGATGGAACCGGTTAGGACACGATATTGACGGGGAAGCAACAAATGACCGGTCAGGTTGGTCTGTGTCACTAAGTGCGGATGGTTTAACCGTTGCTATTGGGGCATGGGGTAATAACAGTTCTACCGGTCATGTTCGCGTTTATAAATTACCAAGGCCGGTAACCTCACTCGCATTAGATAATTTGTTTGTTACAGGTACTTTATCAAAAGGTTCGGGTACGTTCAAAATAGACCATCCATTACCTGAAAAACAAGATACACACAACTTAGTCCATAGTTTTATTGAAGGTCCACGTATGGATAATATTTACAGAGGACACGTCCATCTCGTAAATGGCTTAGCTGAAATCAACTTAGATACCCAATTCAATATGACAGAAGGTACGTTTATCGCATTAAATCGCGACCTCAGTGTATTCACCACAAATGAAGACGATTGGGATAATGTACGTGGTAAAGTCACAGGAAACATATTAACAATCGAATGTCAAAATACGGAATCTACCGCATTAATCAGTTATCTTGTAATTGGCGAACGCCAAGACAAACACGCAAAAGAAACTTATATCACAGATATGGATGGGCGATTGATTACCGAACCTTTGAAAATAAGAGCGTAAGTATACTCATACAATCTAATTGATGTTATCTTATCAAAATAATATCAATAACCCTCACGAATTTTGTATACTATATGTATAGATAGATAGATGGCTTCTATTACTCGTAAACGTACTCGTTGTAAAAACGGAACCCGCAAAAATAAGAAAACCGGTAATTGTGAAAGTGTTTTAGATAAAACCTGCTCCATTTGCTTAGACCGAATTGTATCTGGAAATGTCACTACCAAATGTAAACATAAATTCCATAAAAAATGTTTGATTGGTTGGTGTAAAGGCAACAAAGACAAACCAACATGTCCTATTTGTAGAAAGGATATTACAGAAACTTGTAAAAAGATTATGCCTTTTGATAGCCACGAAGTATTCCGTTACATCGGATTCAGACATGGCGAATCAAACGCAGATAAAACAGATAGATTACAAAAGATTGTCGATATAGTTCGTCATAAGGATTTTGACCCCAATGTAAAAAAAAGTTCGGGAAAAAGCTTATTATATGAGTTATCATGGAATAAAAGTTATAATGAAGATTATAAACACATTGTTGAAATTATATTCAAAAAATACCCTAATGTTGATGTGCCAACTGCCCTTATTACCGACTTGATGGCGAACAACAATGGCGAAATGTTACAACTGTATAAAAAACACAAGAAAATACCCAAACAGTTGAAGAATCTAATCTAATTTACATAATTTACATAATTTACGCTAAAAATGTATAAAAAGTGCACAAAAGAAATGGCAAAGGTTTTCAAAATTGGACATAAAATAAATGTCCAAAATGAAAATACTCAACGGAGAATTTAAAACGGGTTTTCTAAAAATACGATTTAGACGTATATGCAGTTATTTGTGTAATTTTTGTATTATTTGTCTTACCATAAAAATTAAGTATATTATGCGGTAAACGATTTAGGCGAATTATATATTAGTATTGTATACGAATTATGCCTAATACTAAACTCGCCAATAATCGCCTAAAATTTAATTGTGAAAATTGTGACTATTCATGTAGTAAACAAAGTGACTTTAATAAACATTTATCTACACGTAAACACCAAATACTAATAAATCCGAATAACTTCTCACCAAAAGTCGCCAAAGTGTATAATTGCGATTGTGGAAGAAAATACAAACACATGTCCAGTTTATGCAATCATAAACGAACATGTAAAACACATAAAGAGAATGACGACCACACAAATGAAGACCCCTCAAATGAAGACCCCCTGAATGAATCCCAAACAAATGCTGCTACAATACTTGAGAATCCGTCATTGGTAGTTGAATTACTGAAACAGAATAAAGAATTTAAGGACCTTATATTGGAAGAACGTCGTGAATTCCAGCAAATTATAAAGGAGATGTCAAAGAATATGGGTAATAATACTGTAAACAATAATAACACGAACATAAACAGTAACAATAAGTTCAATCTAAATGTATTTTTGAATGAGAAATGTAAGAATGCGATGACATTAAAGGACTTTGTAAAATCCATCAACATATCCATACAGGATTTCATAGAAACCGGAGAACGTGGATTCGTAGATGGCATTTCCAATATCATCGTAGAACGTATAAATGAAATGGAAATCCATGACCGTCCACTCCATTGTACGGATTTGAAACGCGAAACTGTATACATCAAAGATGACGACAAGTGGGAGAAAGACGACGATAAAACCAAGTTGCGTAAGGCGGTTAAAGGAGTAGCCTACAAAAACGAACGAATGCGTCCAGTATGGTATGATTCAACGCCGGACGTGGGTATCATGGGAACCGAAAACTATGAAAATTTCTTCAAATATTCCAAGGCATCCTTAGGTGGATACGGAAAAGAAGAAACAAAGTCATTTGAAGACAAAGTGATGAAGAATGTTCTCAAAGAAGTAACCATCGACAAAACAAAGGCAATAGAATAAAAATATATGAAAAATACTTATATTTTTATTTGTAAACGCTCAATGTTCGTGCACTGGAATCGGTTGCGTCAATGTATTTTGGCATCCAAAAGTAGGGTATAATGGGTCCTAATCCGGCATAATGTTGTTCGAAAATGGTCCGGTAGTATATTTGTTCTGTAGTTTGGGGTGGTAGATGTGAAAATGGAAATAAATCACTGTCCTCACCCAGTTTTGCGTCAGCATGTTCTTGAATAATTTGGTATAATGAACGTGTTTGTTTAGAAACCCCGTCACTAAACGCTTCTTTGCGTCTCCATAATACACTGTCTGGAAGTAAAGGTTTCTCGTTGTACTTAGCATATTCTTCTTTCGAGAATGCCTTACGTATAAGGTATTTTTCAGGAAGTTTCTCATTGGTATGAAATCGAATATGTGCGGGTATAGATAAATAGTACTCGGTCCATTCGCGGTCTAAAAAGGGTGTTCTAGGTTCGAGACCATGAGATGATATTGATTTGTCTGAACGTAGGACATCAAACGTATGTATATATTGTAACAGGCGTCTACATTCCATATCGAATTCAACTTCATCGGGTGCGCTTCCCATATACAAATACCCACCTGATAATTCGTCGGAACCGTCTCCATTGAATATAACTTTTGCTTCGCTATGCTCTGCTATATATTTACCAATAAGCCAGTTACCAATACTTGCACGTACTGTAGTTGTGTCGTAACTTTCAATTCCTTTGATAACTTCCGGTATAGCATTAATAAAATCCTCTTCACTCAACGCGATTTCAGTATGCTTTGTTCCTAGAAAATCCGCTACTATTCTTGCGTGTTTTAAATCATCAGCCCCCTCAATCCCGATGCTGTATGTTTCAAGTACGGATAGATTATTTTTCCGGTGATAATCATTTACAATAGCTGTAATTAAACTGCTATCAAGACCGCCCGAAAGTAAACATGCGATGGGTCTATCTGTAGTGGAGCACCGTTTATGAACTGCATTAGTAAGATAATTACGTATATCCTTGAAAATAGTGCATGTATTTACACGATTCGTATACATGTTACTATGAAAGCCATGAGAATGGTATTGTTGTGATGATATAAAATTCCATGATTCGCGTGTGTCTTGTGGGAGTTCATAGTAATGGAATGAACCCGGTTGGAATTGTTCTATACTACAGTCTGGATATTTAGATGCTTGGTCTGGGTCCATTGTTCGTTTATTGATGTTAGTTGATTTGATGTAGTCATAAATATCATATAATCCTTTAATTTCACTAGCGAATCCATATAAGTGATTTTTAGAACTCTTTGACCGCGATATGGGTTTCATTTGGTATAATGGTCTAACCCCATAGGGGTCTCTTGCTACGTATATTTTGGAGGGCGCATTAAACCTAGTCTCGACCAATACGAATGCGAACACCCCATCTAACATACGCAATGTTTGTTCTATGCCATATTTTAAGTAAGTATGAATAATAACTTCACAATCGGAATCAGTTGTAGGGGAAACGTTGATAGTTTTATATAACTCTTTGTAGTTGTATATTTCGCCATTACAAATCAAAGAAATATTTTGAATACGAATCGGTTGATTGGCTCCATCATTTAATCCATTGATAGCTAACCGATGAAAGCCTAATTGTGCCTTAATCGCACAATGAGATAATGATGAGAATTCAGGTCCTCTTCCTTTACCATTCTCAAAACAAGATTGAATAATGGATTGTGGGATATGGTTATTATTGTTTAATAATGTAAAAATTCCACACATAGTAAGGGTTTGGTATACTAACCATATTGGATTATCTTTATACCTTTGAATATTTATTTGAGAACATAATGTATAGTATAGTATAAATGAATGATTATATTGATAACACACCAAAAAAGGAGAACACAAACGAAAGTAAGAAAACCAATTTAGGCGAAAATTCAACAAACATGAACGATATAAAGCCAATGGACGGTAAATATCAATATCAGACTGTACGTTTTACTGAGGTTGCGTTTCCTACATTGATTACGGCTAATGCTGACACAAATACATATGACGTAGTAGCAGATACAGGTGAATCTCCCCAAGAAGGTGAAAATGAGGAAAATGAGGAAGAAGGTAGTGATAGTGATAGTGATAGTGATGATGAAAGTATTGATATAAATGAAATTTTTCAAGGGCATATTAACATCATGTTTGTGAGTTCATTGTCGATTGTCGGGTTATTTATTTTATATAGAATGATTCAAAAGTCGCGATAAAAAATGTCAAATATTGTAGTTTGACATTTTCAAAGTGGGTGTAGTTAGATATTTTACATGATAGCTCGATTACATTTTTTCATTTCTCTCTCTTGGATACGCATGTCAGCCAATTCTCTCCTTTGGTTAAGTTTGTCCTTTTGTGCTTGTTCCTTGGCAGCCAACTTGTCCTTTTGTGCTTGTTCCTTGGCAGCCAACTTGTCCTTTTGTGCTTGTTCCTTGGCAGCCAACTTGTCCTTTTGTGCTTGTTCCTTGGCAGCCAACTTGTCCTTCTGTGCTTGTTCCTTGGCAGCCAACTTGTCCTTTTGTGCTTGTTCCTTGGCAGCCAACTTGTCCTTCTGAGCCTTTTCCTTGGCAGCCAACTTGTCCTTCTGTGCCTTTTCCTTGGCAGCCAACTTGTCCTTCTGTGCTTGTTCCTTGGCAGCCAACTTGTCCTTCTGTGCTTGTTCCTTGGCAGCCAACTTGTCTTTCTTTTCTTGCTCTTTTAATTTAGTATATTTGGTAGCTAACATTTGAACTATTAACACAAAATCATATAGAATTTTATTACGCTCTTCGGTAAATTTCTTAGTCGGTGACTTTAGTCTTTTAAATAATATACGAGTTAACATTTCAAAATCTTCTACGCGAATGTCTTGAGTCAACTCTGAGTGCCCTTCTGTCGGACAATATCTTATATTAATATCCTGAAGGAATATATTATTACCACCATTCATTGTAAATGATGGAGTTTCATTATGATTACTACCAGCAAGATGATAACCATAATAAATAGTATCTAAGTTGATTCTGATTATTTGATAGGTATAAGTACGTATAAGGATAATTTGTCCGCAACGTGGATTTGCCATTTGAGACATATCTTTGCCGTATGAGTATGTGTTAATCAAATTATTAAATTTATTATAAATTCCATTTACAAAGAGTTTTACGCGAGTATCAGGGGGTAGAGAAGATAGGTTCTTTTTAAATTCAGCTAGTCCACGTGCAGAATTAAATTTGTCGATAACATATTGATTTCTCTCTTGTTTAGTAAGATACTTTGTAGTAATGTGTCGTTGAAGGTCATATGGTAATGTTTTATCTTTACCAGGAGCATAGACTAGATTACGTGTCATATTGAATAATTGTACGAAACAGATGTTCGTTAGGTTATGATGCTTTCAAATATATGTGAAATAAGTTTTCAATTTTTCGTCGGACATATTTGAAAATTGAAACTTGTCACACAAATCATTAACAACTAAAAAATGTCGGACCCCGTATTGATAATCGTAATCTTGTGTTTACTAACCGTCATGTTTGTAATGTTAGTATACATATGTATACGCGTGTGTATATGTACTGATTCCAAATCAACAGATACGAAAATTTTACATATCACTAGTATCGATGACTTTCTAAACGCGTTAGATAGAACATCAATAAATAAGGATAGTGGTATTACTCATACTAACACCACTATTGAACTATAACTTATATCGCTTATATATTTCCAATGCGACCAATCCACCGAATATTTGTGCTAAACTATAGGGTACAATTTCATTCGTAGGTAATTTATCTGCGGCAGCCATAACAATATTAATAGCCGGGTTAATATATGCTCCGGAAATAGGTGAAATCATTACAATAACTAAGGTTAATGCTGCTCCGATAGCAATAGGATTCCCGGTAGCTAATACAACATAAACAAAGAATGCTGTCCCTAAAAATTCAGCTAAATAATTATACATTTCGTGTCTTATAGTGTATCAAGTGAAAAAAATACAATTACACAATTGACAAATTACTTTCGTGCGCCCTTTTTTGCTGGAGCTACTGAACCACCAGCGCGAACTCTACGTAATGCATTATTACGAGACAACATATCATTTGGATTGGTGAAAGAGAATTGTTGGTTGTTTTCATTGAACGAACCTTTCCCTATAGCTCCCGCCCGACGTCTACGCATAACATCCGAAGCATCTCTGGATTCCCCCATCCATTTGTTTTCGGTAGGTATACCACTGGGTATGGTTTCCACAAATGTTTTGCGGTCCATCTGAAATCTACCTTCATTGTTGCTAGTGTTATCTTTTAATGGCATCGCGTTTTCGGCAGTAAGAACCGCATTGTTGTTGTTTTGGATAGTCCATTTCATCTTATACATTTTACAAATTCTATACACTTATTATAGAATTTATTGCGACTGGAAAATTAAAGTGCGGAATCATTGTAGTTGCGATTCATAGCTTGTTGTTTTTTGAAGCGAATATAGTCAGAAGAATCAGGTACGAACTTAACATTCGTGGATGAACCGGGAACATTACTATTGTCACATGTAAAGGTCATTTGTTTTGGACCTCCACAAGAATAGTTCTTTCTACCTAAAAAATCACCTAAATTGTTTACTGCTCTAAAAGGGGTAGTAACTCTTTTCTCTCCCTCGTATGTTCCAGTAGCATATGGTGTGTTCCATGCGCTACGTAATACTTTCCGTGTGATGGCACTTTCACTATCTCTTTTAGAACTCACTGTTTGTTTTGATGCATGTCCGTTGTAAGGACCACCTAATACTGATGAACCGCTCATATTAATATTGTTATATTATAGTCAAATATTTTGTTCTCATCTAACTAAAAATAATTCCTAAAGTGAAAATATATCTCGTTAGAATATAATTGTATAGGAATGAGTGAAGTTGACAGTGACAATGATAGCAATGAGAATAATGATAGCAATGAGAATAATGAGAATAATGAGAATAATGACTATATAAACAAACTTACAATGAGTTTCCTAATGAATAAAAGTCAGCATAAGAAATATGTTTCAGCTGAAGACCCTGAAAAATACCAACGAGAACAACGACATATACGTTCTTTAAGAAAACACAAAAATGAAATCCTGGATTTAACAAGGCGGCTGTTATGTGACCCAGATACCCAAGTAACAACGGATGTAAATGATTCATTTAATGACTATTCGCGGACATTGCTTCGATATTTAAAAATGAAAGAAATCGAGAATAAGGGTTATGATAATGATTCCGATGACGACGTATTGTTCGGCAATGTAGATGAATCTGACGAGGACAACATAATAGAACCCGAATATCAAAAGACGGATGATATAACTTCATTTTGGGGAACTAAATTAGTAAAGAAGTAGAAATCTGTCGCATTTGTCTAAATACCCGAGGATGTAAAAATCTAAATATAGGGTATACTCCCAATATGTCAAAGAAAAATAAGACATCAACTAAAAAAAATAATACGATGAAGAACCGATTACCGAAAACTAGTCGACTGAACTGCAATCCAAGTATAATCGACAGCAAGGTCGTACGCGGAAGTTGTTTGCCCGAAAATGTGTTACAAGTCCTCAAAGAAAGTTACAATGAGAATAATCCATACAATCAAATAACGACTACGAAACCCAGAAACATATGGAAAGATTTGAAGAAAAGATTGAGAACATGTTCCCATGAAGACTGTTGGTTGAATGTAATAAGCGACCCAATCTATCGCGAAAAGGTGGAGAAATATCTTTTTGTTCCTCGTCCATTACAGCCGGGAGGGTGGAAAACGAACCCGAATCAATGGCTAAGCAATCACGATATCGATAATGTGCTTGAAGAATATGAAAACTCCTATCCGGCATTTAAGGCGATTCAGACCGCAACTATCGATTTTGACGAAATATGCTACATAGAAGATTTATGTAAATTAAAAACAAAAGACCAAGTCGAGGAATACTTGAAACTTGGGAAAACCAAAATAGGCGTGGTATTTAATTTAGACAAATTTAGCGAAGGTGGGTCACATTGGGTATCGCTGTTCCTGGACTTACATGATGGGTTTGTGTTTTTCTTTGACAGTAATGGTGATAAGATACCGACTGAAATAAAGAAATTAATAGAGCGTTTAAAGAAACATTGTAGAGAACTAGAAACCCCGATAGAGTTAAAAGAATACAACAATTATAGAGTGCGTCATCAGCGAGAAAATTCGGAATGTGGAATGTATTCTTTGTTTTTCATAATAACATTATTAACGGGTAAAATAAACAATATTCCAGTGAAGTCGGTAGACGAAAAGATAGATTTGTTTAGAAAAGCAAGAATACCCGATGATTATGTGAGTAACTTCCGTAAAATATATTTCAAAGAATAACAAAATATATGTATAATGTAAAGTAAAATAACATAAAATAATGAGCGACAAACAGGCAGAAAAGACAAACGATGTAAATATTACCACGAAAATATACCCAACATCCTATAAGAATCGTAAAGGGTTTCGTGTAGGCAATATGAAAATAAAATTTGATACGAAGAATGCGCCATTCACAAGTAGCGACCAAGTAGACCATTATTTAAATGAATTGTTTGCGTATATTAAGTGGGCTAGTGTAAAGAAAAACCCGGAAGATGAAACGATAGAAGACAAAAAGAAAAGCATTCATGATTTCTTGAAGGCGAAGAAAATAGACCATATATTTTCCCCCAAAGTAGTTGTAGATACTAAGGGTGGAAGAAGTAAGAAACAGACAAAGAAGGTAAAAGGAACGCGACGGAGAGCAACTAAAAAGAGTTCTTATACACGTAAAGACACAAAATATCCAAAATAGTAAATAAGTTATTTGGTGTAAAATAGGAATAAAGACTATACCTGGTTAGATAATATTATAAGGAATAGTATCTAATGTCACTTTTCGTTCATCCAGAAAATCAAAAAATATTATGGAATATAATCAATGGAAACCCATTTATTATAAGGTATTTTGAGGCAAAGCCATCACAAGCAAAGGAATCCTGGTTCAGACAATCCATTGAAAACTTTTATACAAAAATACAAGGAAAGGAAATAAATCCCGATGAATTAAATTATCTGAATAAGGAAGTTCTCACAAGCATGATACAAAGCGTCCATACCCAAAGTCCTACTTATACAGCGCATGATTCGAGTCAATATACATCCCAATCTGGTACCCCAAGTCATCCTCAATATACTCCACAAAATGGTAATCCTAATTATTCTCAACAAACTCCATCAGAACCAATGAATATGATGACTCATAACAATACTATCAATACTCCGTCGATAGTCAAGGATAGTAAAGAAGAAATATTCAATAAACAATTTCAGATGCGTCAGCAAGAATATGATACTATGTTACATCACAAAACCCCTCAAGAGATAGATTTTCGCGAAACTTCCAATGACGAGAATAAGGATATTAATGAATTATTAGAACGTGAAAGACGGGAGCGCGAAGAATTGATGAAACCTATCCAACAATCCAACAAACTGAATATAGATTCCTCGAATAATGATAATATGAATATTAAACTGGAAGCCGTGGAGTTACAAGGAACTACGGAAAGAAAATCGGTATCTTGGAATGAAGACGTAAAACCGGATAAAATTACTGAAATATTAGAAGTACAAAAATCAGAAACATATTCAATGCGTTTACATATTGTAGACCTAACGAAACAACTCGAACGCGCGAATGAACGATTAACGACTTTAGAAACTATATTGAATAAAATGAATACAAACAATACAAACAATACAAATAATACAAATAATACAAATAATACAACTGAAAAACCCCAACATCACGTTTCTAAGTATGCTAATTTAGAAGAAACTCCAACATACCCTCCTGTAAAAGAAAAAGAAGTAGAAACCGTATTAGTAGAAGATGTAAATACTGACAGTGACACGTAAATAAAATCTATGTATTGAATATAGAATGACTGTTGGTTCAAGAGCTCAAGTATTTCACGGAACTGTCGACAAGACAACCGGAGGTTTAGAAAAGAAGGATTTAATGAAGAATAAGCACGGACGTATTGTGTCTGTACGCAAGCACAAGACTGCCAAGAAGGAGAACCGTCTTAAGAAGGCAGGTTACATGACCAAGAAGGGTGAGTTTGGTTCGTTTAAGAAGGTAGGAGGCAAGACTCGCAAGAACAAGTCTCGCAAGCAGAAGAAGTAATTTGATTTGGTAACATATGATATTTGGATATCATATGAAGTAAAAAAAGTATAAAGCGAATGACATAGTACTAAAAATAGAATGGAATTATTTAAGAATACACTTTTCATCAACTTAGACCATCGTAAAGACCGATTAGAACATGTCACTGAAGAATTTAAAAAAATGAATATAAAAGCAGAACGAGTCAATGCAATTAAACGAGACGTAGGCGCAATAGGTTGTACTCTTAGTCATATAAAATGTTTAGAAATAGCAAAAAAAAGAGACTATGACTATGTTTTTATTTGCGAAGATGATATTTATTTTAAAGACCCCGCGCTGTTAAAGCAAAATTTGGAGAAGTTCCATACAAACTCTAAAATGAATTGGGATGTCTTGATTATAGGTGGGAATAATGCGCGTCCATATCAAATCGTAGAAGACTATTGTTCGCGAGTGTTTTATTGTCGTACCACCACTGGATATATAGTAAAAAAACACATGTATGACACGCTGCTTGCTAATTTTAATGAAAGTGTGACTAAATTAACTAACGATTTGTCTAAAGAAGGAAAACATAAGTATGCACTTGATATGTATTGGCAACGATTACAATATCAGTATTTTTGGTATATGATTACGCCCCCTACCGTAACACAGTATACAAGTTACAGTGATATAGAGAATACTACTCGTGATACCGAACATTTGTTACTAGATATGAAAAAGGAATGGTGTATGCCACAACATCTAATTCCCTCGAAACCTTAGTTCCTAATTCTTAAGAAATTGGATAATACGGATTTATTTTTTTCTTCATATTCCATATTTTGTAAGTTGGCGGAATATTCTTTTTTCATCATTTTTTCGCGATACAACTGGTCTTGTTGTGCTAACATGCGTTCGGACTCTGGTTTTGATAATGGGGCAGTGGATTGTTGTCCTCGTTCCCGCATAATGTGGTCTACCGAAGAATATTTGGTGACTTTTTGATAATCGCGTTCGCTTACCGAGAAGACGGTCTCGTCCTTATGAACTTTTCGTAAATCATCGAATTTTAATTTACTAAATGGATCGCTCGTAACATAACTATCGTCGTCGTCATTGTCATCATAAAAATTGGAGGTAGATGCGCGATTCGATATAATGTTCTCAACTCCTCTATATTTTACTAAACCCGTTTGTTGGTCTTTAATCGAATTGAATATTTGTCCCATATTGCTTGAATTTACAGTTTGGTTAGTTGTGTATGCTGGGTCATCATTTTTAAACCATTCATTTTTACTTTCGTCAACTTTGGTTGCCATGTTTTTTTCAAACAAGTCGTTGAATTTGTCTTGAAATTCACCTTTTGTCATCTCATTAATCACCGAAGAAACCTTTTTTGTGGTTTGGTTGTCGTCTTCATTATTTGTATGAGGAGTATATGCAAGATTGTTTGGTGTTATTTTCTGATTTTGTTTATTTTGGTTGTCATAGAACCTAACTACCACGTCAAATGCCTTTTTATAAAAGAGAAAGTATTTGGAGTCAAGTTTCGATTTGTCTGGATGGGTTCGCAATACTACCTTTTTCGCACGTTTAAGGTCATCCTGGGAAATATTGTATGTTAAATCGAACAACCCAAGTAGGTCTTCAAGCGAATACATATGAATATTTAGGTTGTGTTCTTTTATCGACATGAAATTACTATACTATACTATACTATACCCAATAATATTCTTTCATTAGATTTTACGAAATACATATAGAAATAATGTCGGTACTATTCATATAGTGAATATGCCTCTTCCACTTCTTACTGAAATCAAATCTCGAAATGATTATATGGAACTTATCAATTCAAATCCTGGATTGTTTATAGTTAAATTTGGTGCCGAATGGTGCGCTCCTTGTAAAAAAATAGAAAATGAGGTAATGGAAGCATTTAATAAGATGCCCGACAACGTTCAATGTGCGGTAGTGGATATTGATAACAATTTTGATGTATATGCGTTCCTAAAAACGAAGAAAATGTTCGCCGGTATTCCTGCTATTTTATGTTATCATAAAGATAATGATAGTTATATTCCCGACGAGATTCATAATAATTCAAACAAGGACGATTTACATGAGTTTTTTACACGCTGTATGGAATTACTTTGATGATTCCATCGTCGGTAAAGTCTTGATACATTGAGGTTAGCTTATCGTTCGTGAGTGTAATATCATATACATAATTCCAAAAATTCAAACAATTGTTATTAGAAACGCATAGTTGGTATGAACTGTCACACTCAATTGTTTTTATAGTGTCGTATAGCAGGTTCAGAGAACTATATGCTCCATGATACATCCTATAGTATTTATATTTGTATATACAGTTGTACAAATATAGGTTATAACCAAACCATTCATAGAAGCTTTCCATATATTCGTTATATAGTGGATTTAACAATATAGCATATATATTGGTAGGTATATCCTCTAAATAACGTTGTTCTATGGGATTTGTCTGATATTTGAATTTTACATAATTACATAGCACCGTATTTGATGGCATACATTTTATTTTTCGTGCAAGATTTATAATATATGGAACGAATTTACGAATAAATGGTGGTTCGCATGATTGGTTACATAATATGACATGGGTATGGGGAGTAATATGTGACTGGATGCGTTCATAACATTGGAGATAATCAGGTTGAGTGAATAGGTCAAATACAACAATCAAACTATGTGTGTTTTTACTAGTTAAGAATGATGGTATGACATGGAATGAACCATTATTATCATGACGACTGAAAGTGTCGTTATTGTTTATTTTACCACCAAATGATATGTATATGTCTTGTATGTCATATGTATCTGTTATCATATTTATTAGCTTTCTACATTCTGGTGGCTCTGTAGTGTAAACCTCTTTCAATATAGGCATTTATTAAATGACTATATTTTACTTACGACGCAATGTCTTCTTTACCTTCTTATTTTGGTTATTTGTCTTTGTCTTTTTTTTCTTCAATTTTCCTCCAGATGTTCCGACTGAGTCAACTTTAACCACTTCCATTTCCGCTTCCGCTTCCACGGGTTCCGCTTCCACCACTTCAACTTCCACTGGTTCTACTTCAGCTTCCACTGGTTCCGCTTCCACTGGTGTATTGTCTATGCTCGGTAACATGCTTATAGCAGACTCTTCTGGTTCGTCGTCACTAGAAGAATCCATAACCGTTACATATGCTAATACTGACGCAGTAATGGTAACATATATGTAATGAGTCCACGATATGATGTTTTTATTCATTTTTTTAGTTATATATTTGTTACATTTTTATTCTTATTCAACTTCCTAAATACGATTTATGGCTAATGTTCCAATCTTGCCTGTGCCGAGGCAAACTTTTCAGTCCAAGTCCTCTTAACCGTGTCTGAAACTGTTCCTTTCATATGTCTTTCGTATTGTTCTGGGCTGTCATAATAGAGGCAGAATAAACCTTTCCCTACATTCCCACTTGTTTCGATTACCTTAAAAAATAGGTCCTCGTGCCAAGAACCAACGCGATATTCATGATGCTTATACCCAGTAATCGCATCCCGAATCATGGTTGATGGTGTGAAAGGTGTCGAATATACTTCGGTCTTGGTTTTGATGCCGTCATGTGCCTTGACGATTCTATGGTATCCTGGGTCAGACGACTTAACATCGTCGTATAGCCAGTTGTTACGACCACGTTTAACGGGCTTCTTCTCGACGGACTTTTCAGAAAGGTCGTCGGTGACTACCGAATAGTTATCGTCGTCATTTGATAGCATGTATGCTCGGTCATCATCGTTCAATGAACGGAGAGAGTGGTTGTCACAATCAGACATTTAGAAAATAGTAGTAACTATAGTAACGGGTGTTATAATGACTTTACGCGTAATGTCTTTATGTGGTTTTCCAAATGTATTACACATGTTTATTTCTACAATAAAATATAAAATTCTATTGTATACGATGATATCAACAAAGCCAGAAATAGAGAATATAATTAACAACAAGTTTATGAAGAGAATTCAAACAACCACTGTATATGATATAGATAAACCCGATATATATGAGAATACAAAAGAGAATGTAGAGAACATTGTATTGGATGATTCCATATCCCCTTCCCCATATGGATATTTGAATGATGAACAACTAGATAAAGTGGTGGATATAACTCCGGAAACTCAATACAATTACGTATTATATACCATCATAGATGACAGTGTTACCCCCTATGTTAAATTCTTAATGACAAATACCAACAATATTATGAAATTCTCACATGAAAACGCAACAATAGAGAACATGAGCGATGTCGAGAGTAGCTCTGATAGTGAAACCGATGATATTATACCATTTTTAGATGATGATGAGGAAGAAGGCGAAGACGATTTATTAGATATGTCTTCAAATATCACTGAATACGACGAAGATACCTCTTTACCTTTACAATGTTCTCAATATCTAAAAAATAATTTCGGTATTAGTAATGATAATTCAAATGAATATTATAGAGGCTATGTAAAAGTGGAGGATAAGGTGTATGTATTCATAGATGTATCCATCATTGACATGGAAATACCCGAGAACGAGGATTTTTCCTGGGTAATTATAGATGAAATTGTAAACAAGAAGCATGCCAACAATATACCTATATGCAAATTAGTTGTTAGTATGTTCTCAAACAATCCATACATAAAAAACATATATATCGAGAACAATGTAATAACTGAATCCCCCCTATGTGTGTATATATGTCAAAATGAGAATGATATGTATACGAATATAGAAACAACCGAGCGACTAAATACGTCGTTACTACCCGATAAAATAACTCATCCTGTATTTGGAACGATAACCATGTTCTCAACAAAACCATTTTTAAATGACAATGGATACGATAGATATAGTTTATTCACGACCCAAGCGAATTATATTTTACATACGAATTTCACAAAGTCAGAAGTAGACACTATGAATACCAATTCAATAATCCGATTTCCCCATAACGACGTAGAATGCTGGGCGGTAAAGGATATTAGTTTATTTTCCCCTATCTAATATAGTACAAACTGATAGTATATTAGATATTAGATATTAGATATTAGATATTAGATATTACTTCATATAACCAGATAAAAATTTATTAAGCACCTCTACATCAACCAGATGTTTAAAATTATTAACAATGTCTTCTTCAAGTGGCTTTCTCGCATATACTTCTTCGTAACCATGTATGTATTCTATGATTTTCTCAATATGTAAATTATAAGCATCCTCGTCTTCTCGTATTTTGCGAGCTGTGTCTTGTATCTCTTTTAATTTAGTGTTCTCTATTTCTCGTTGTAGGTCTTCGTGACGTATTAATTCTTCATTCCGTTCAGCCAAGATGCGTTGTTGTTCTAAAATAAAAGTATCTCTCTCTTTAATTGCGGCTTCGCCCGCGACATCAACATCGATGACATTTTCGAGTTCTTTATACCATTGATTACGTGTTTCTTCCGCACTAATAATGGTATCGCATATATCTGGTTTCTTCACTTTATCAAATCCAGGTTTATGTTGAAATTTATGTTTGAATTCCTTAACAATACTATTTTCAATAGAAGGGCTGGTTTCCATCAACCTATCGAATTCTAGACGACATGCCTTGATGAAATGCCCCGCTTTATCGCGTTCTTCCGGTTTTTTGGCTAATTCAATGCGTACATTTCTGGCGAACTTATCCCAGGCAATGGACGATACTCTATGGGCTTCATTTTTTTCGGACACTTTTAAATATTGCTGGATTGTCGTTAAAATCCCAACTAAAATATTAATACTACCGATTATTGCTGGCGCGTAGCTTTGAACGTTTGGGGGTAGTGTACTTTGTGCGAAAGATGCGGTTCCCGTAATAGTAGATAAAATGATGGCAGGTATAGTAAACCATGCTTGCATACTAGCAAGTTTAGTATGGCTACGAAAATTTAACCATTTGTAACATTGTGCTATATCGCACCATTCAATCAATATTTTTTCATTGTCGGGAGACCATAGAACCTTATCTTCCATCGGATTTCCGCTAGTATGAATGCTTTGTTTATCGTCAGTTGTATCTAAACCATTATCAACGTGTTGTTTTGTAGATTCATTTGTATCCATTTAAAAATATACTATACAATTACACAATATTCTATTTTTAGTAAGTGTAAATTACAATATTATTCTGTAAGTTCCTTATTACTGGTACTATTTGTATGTACGGATTGTTCCATGTTATCCGGAATTAGTGTTATATTGATTTTATCATCAGAACCAACTGAATTATCATCAATATTCGTATCCATTTGTTCTATGGAATTGGCAGTATCAGGTTCTATAGGGTCAATATTGGTGTTAGACGGCGATTCATCATATTCATTATAATCGAATTTTCGAAGAGTATCGGCTTCTTCAACATCATCTACTGAATAAGCGTGATTCCCATTCACATTCTCTTCTATCTCATTGTCAAAATCTTTAAGACGTTGTAACAATGTTTTCAAATGTTTTGTTTGAGATATATGAAAAAACGATAAATAGTTTACGTATAAAGTCATTTGCTGTTTTAATGCGCTATTTTCATGGTCTAACGTATTCAGTAAATTTGATATCGAGAACCCTATACGTGTGTTCTGATTATACTTAGTTATTTTTTCCTGATTTAATTCATAACAATCATACAAAAAAGTAACATATTTCATAATATCCGAGTGAAGGTTTTTAATATCATCTAAATTATATTCCTGAAAGGGTTCTAAATCTTTATAGGGCGGGAAGCTACGAAATTCTAATTTTTCAGCATTCAAGTCGCCACTATTATCCTTGATGTAGGTGATAATAAGTGTGTATAACTTATAATAATCACAATACATTCTGTTATTCAATAATATGCGGGTTCTATCAATATTTTCCATTTCAACTGAAAACAGTTTATATTGGAAAAAAAAAGAGTCTAAACTGAATAGAAGAGCCTTTTTTGTGGTGATTTTGGATAAATCGGTATAGATTGTTTTTAGTTGCGCGATTTTATTGTTGATTTGCGTTTTCGTTTTCGTGACATCATTCCGTAATAATAATATATTATGAAAAGTAGATTTCAACTTTTCAAGGTTATGAGATAGGCGATTTGCCATGATATATACTATTGCACTATATATTCTTCACATGACGAATACTTACACCGAACGAACTAGCATAGTGAATCTACCATTCGTTCATGTAATAAATCAAATGAATTATCCCACATATTATATGATTTGTATACGTCAGTTGAAGTCGAAGTATCAGTATTTGTATTAATATCAGTATTAATATCCAAACATTTCAACAATGTACTGAATTTATAGAAAGGAACAATCGTATTTAGTTTAATATTGATACGCTTACTTCGGTCGACATGGTGTTTAATTTCCCAATATTGAGCGGCTTCTTCGTCATACAATAGTCGTATCATTCCATATTCAATGATGCCATTTTTAAATGTAGTAGCTCTTGGCGTAGAGTATAGGTTAATATTTATGAAAGCATAATAATATGGTTTTTTGTTTTCATTTATTTTATATTTCATATCAATTGTATCAACATCCCCTATATCCATGCGTGGAAATACGGATTTGATTTCAGTTTCCGTAACTGTTCCTAGAATGCGGGGAATATAAATCTGTATAGAAGACATTGTTATCTTAGTTATTGTGATGAAATAGGAACGTTTTAAGTTTTCAATTTTTATGTTAGAACGCAACAAAATTGAATACACATTATATATACTCAAAATTGTATTAAGACGAATACACCTATGAGTGACAAGCAAGAATACACAAGTAAGAATACTATTCTTACACAACCTAGTTGTAATAACATAAAACCACCCATTCTTCGCAGAAGCAATGCGACGCAACCATATGCTGAACCCAATCAACTAGAAAATACCATAGAAAAAGAGAAAGGAGGAAAACACATAATTGATATATTAGAAGAATACAATTCGAACAGTCACATCCATAAGTAATTTACACGAAAACAAGTTAAACAGATTTTACACATATTATAAATACGATGACAGATAGCTTGGAAGTTCCCACTAACTTTGTGACGGTAATTAATGATTTTACAAATGACCTATCCACGACATTTCCTGAATATTCTGATAAATGGACGAACTTAACCGGTGCTATTGATAATAACGCACGCGATGAGTTGTATAAACATTGTATGCAGGTATATCCGGAACGTTTTTTTGATATATTGTATCAAAACGCAGATATTTTTGCGGATACACAAGAAATGAATGTTAATTTTTTACCGAATGTGGATTTTAAGATGCTTTATCATTCCGAGGGTGTTACCGAAAACATTCGTAAAACGATTTGGAAATATTTGCAGCTAATCATGTTTACCGTAGTAGGCAGTGTCAAAGACAAGAGCACGTTTGGTGATTCTATGAATATGTTTGAAGGAATTGACGAAAACGATTTACAGTCGAAATTGAGCGAGACCATGGAGGGTCTTACTGACTTTTTTAAAGACATGGGTAAAAATGAAAATGCGGACGAACCGAGTTCTACCGAACAAGGACAGTCAAATCCATTTAATATGAATGGTATGCCGAATATGGAAAATATGCAGGAACATTTACATACTCTATTTAACGGTAAGATTGGTTCGCTCGCCAAAGAAATGGCAGAGGAAATCTCCGGGGATTTTACTGAATTATTGGGAGATAATGCTGAAAACGCAAGTCCTCAAGACGTTATGAAAAAGCTGATGAAGAATCCTACGAAGATAATGGGTTTAATGAAGTCTGTAACTGGAAAATTGGACGCAAAAATGAAAAGTGGCGAAATATCTCGTGAAGAAATAATGAAAGAAGCAGGTGACCTTCTTGGAAAAATGAAAGAGTCAAATGGCGGAGCTGAAATGTCAGAGATGTTCGCAAAAATGGCAAAAGGTATGGGTGCTATGGGTAAAAATATGAAAATGGATACCAATGCGATTGACCGTATGGTAAAATCCTCCAAACTAAAAGAAGACATGATGAATCGCCATTCTGCTAAGAAAGACAAAATGCTTGAGAAGGCAAGAGAAGAAGCTGCTTTGGTCCAACAACGAATAGACGCACAGGAAAAATTAATGGCAAAATACTCTTTAGAACAAAAAGACGGAAACAAAATGGTGTTTAAGTTGGATGGAGAATCCTCGCAGGAAAAGTCATTTATCCATCCCGATTTACTGAAAGAGTTCGAAGAAGATGATATGAAAAAAACGTCATCTACCAACAAACCTAAGAAGAAGAAGAAGAAAGGAAAGAAGTAAAGTAAAGTATAGGAAATATTTTTTATCTGCGTATAGTTTAATTTAATGGGACTTTTTAAGTATATCAAATTAAACGTTTTTATAATTAGTTTAGCATTCGGACTATTTGCCGTGTATATCACCATGCCTGATACGCGTAAGATTTATGTGTATCCTACTCCGGAGAACATAGAAGTGCTGCAGTACAAAGATAAGACGGATACGTGCTTCCAATTCAAGCAGAATGAAGTCGCTTGTCCTACGAACGAGGCAGAAATAACAAAAATACCGGTCCAAAGCTAATACTACCAGGTATAACATATTGAAAAATTATTTATATGAACGTAATGTATATTATGAATCTACAGCGTTTACTACATACCGAAATGGGTCAAAACTTTATATCTATCCTGTTAGGTTTAGGGCTTGCCACTTTATTTAGAAAGGCGTGTACTGATAAGAACTGTCTAAAATTCAACGGACCAATTATTAGTGAAATTGAAGACAAAATATTTAAGCATGATGATAAATGTTACAAATATACGACAACCTCTTCTAAATGTGACAATACAAAGCGCGTTATTAGTGTATCTGATACACCGCAAATAGTCAACTAAACCCTTGATTATTTAGTGTCATTCGTAAAACTATACAATCTTACTTATATCATATTGTATAGTAATGGAGAATACAACTACCCGAATTTCAGATTTGCCAGACCCGAATTCGCAACATATGCAACAACGTCAACAACAACTACCGCCAAATCAACAACAACCTACAAAACCATCGGAACTACCCAATAATTATACGCCTATCAACGTCCATCCTAACCCATATGGTGTGTCGGACCAAAATCCAATAATGTCGCATCCGGAACAGTCAATAAGTCCTCAACAAGAAGTTCTTTCTAATAACACTGCTACTCAACAAGTTCCACAATATTTAAGTGAAGAACAACGCGAAATGATAATGCCTTCCCAACAACAGCGTCTACCATCACGTCATATACAACAAGATACTACCCAATACGCCCAAGACGAACAAATTCAACCAAATTATATACCCCAAGGAAATGTGTCGAATGACTATGTTAGAGAGTATGAAGAATTCACCGATAAGAATATACAGAAGCACGAAAGAGAGAACGGACGCAATCAACAAATAGATGATATTCTAAGTGATTTACAGGTCCCTATTTTTGTAAGTATATTGTTCTTTTTGTTTCAACTCCCCATTATAAATGCATATATATTCAAACGGTTCTCGTTCTTATCCATTTATAATGATGATGGCAATTTTAATTTTTACGGTTTAGTGTTTAAAAGTTGGATATTCGGTAGCATCTATTATACAATTACGAAGCTCACGAACTTTTTGATTAGTCTATAGTCCGAATAATTTCAATATTTTATTTTCCGAGCCCGTCTTCTTTTTATTCTTTACTGTTTTGGACGTATTTTTTTTAATCTTCTTTCTCTCCTTGGAAACGTTCTGTCCCTCACCTGGAGTATATTTCAAAAACCACTCCTGGTATTCCATCGTTGACTGCTTACCCTTCAACTCTTTAAATTTCTGAGTTTTTTCAGACCGAATGTCTTCTATGGTTGTCTGTTTACCATAACATTGGTTCGTAAAACGCTTTAAAATACCTTTTTGTTTTAGTTTATTTTTTTCTTGAATATTGAATAAATACTCAGCCATACATAATAATCTGATATCGTGTAATTTCTTATCACCGTAAACGAAGCTCAAATACAGACTCATTATAGTATCAATAGTAGCTATTTTGATAATTCTATCTTGAATGGTGATTTCATTATAACTATGACAGGCAATCGGTTTATGTATTATGGCTATAATATCCAATTTGCCGATAGATACTTCTATATTTTCAGGTATTACTTCACCAATAGCATCATTTCGTTTTATCTTAATGTTTGTGATTCCATTCTCTTCTAATTGCTCTTTTAATAGTAAAGCAGTCTTTTCTATGTCCTCAGATAAAACATCAAAATCCGGTATTTTTTGTAATTCGTGTTTATTGCCATTTTTCATATGCTTTGAGTATAGTCCACTGGCATATCCACCGAAAAATACAACGCCTTCATCCACGAACACATCTCTAGTAATTACATAAATTTGTTCTTGTTCCGTCATATTCGTCTCCATTTTTCTTTGAAAATCGATATCATCGCATCCAGAAGTCGTTAATGGATAATATTTATTCAATAGATTCAATCGCTCTAATACCTTTTCCCATCGAGATACATCTCCATCGGGTCTAGACAATTCCAAATACATTGACATTCTCAAGTAATTGGGAGGAGTATAATGAATGCCTGATTTTTTTAGTGAATCGCGTTTAATTGAATTGAATAACGGTTTTGGCAATTGTGTTATATCCGCAATAGGAATAAAGTTGACAAATACTTTATATGTCCCGTAATGTACGCCGGCTTTTGCCTCCACATTTGTATATCCATTATTGAAATATATATCCGCTAATTCCTTTGCATCGTTCATTGCGGTTGATGAGAAAAAATCATAATCAGGTATTTCAGCCTCTTTGTCATAAAAACGCGCGTTTTCCGGTAAGATATTATTAATAGCAGTACCTCCGTAGCAAACCAACTTTTTGGTAATAATAAATTCTTCCACTATTCTTATCATATTTTGAACGTCTTCATCACTAACGATTCTTTTTCCAGATACCTTTTTATTTTCTTTGATGGCACTTCGTAATACTGCCATTTCACATTCTTGAAAGGTCATTTTATCGGTACATTCTCCTGGATAATAAGTTTTCTTTACTTTCTGTGACTTATTCTTATTGTATTTACCCATACGTATATACAATATTTACACATTTTTTATTGTGCTTTGTTTTTTTTCAAGTAGTCAATAGTAAATGCTAAAGGAAGTATACCTCCCTTGTTATCGTCAAACATCTGTTCGTATTTTTCTAATTCGTCGTCTTTGGAATAAAATTTATACAATACAAACTGGGCTCCATAATTCAATATAAAATCATCTATATCCGGGTTTTTCGCATTGTTGTTAATAACATCAGGAACAACCAATCTCATATTCTTAGTGCTAGTGCATAATCCGCAATTATCCTCAATGCGTATGTGGTCGTAGCTTAAATTCAATAATTCTGTATATCTATGTAAGAATAGTTCATCGGAACCACTCTCTAGGTTCATAAGATTAGACAATTTGTAACACGAGGATTCACCCGTCTCGCATATAGATTTTTGTTTATAATTACGGTCAATTGTTTTATCAATAATTAACACTATTTTGCCGTGTAAATCTTCCATTTTGGTTTCTTTAGTAACTTGTCCCTTATATAATACATCACCGAGAGTCGATTCAATCGATTTTGATATTAATCGGTAGAGACGTGTATCGTCATCAGTTGGTCTAATCCTTAAATGAATAAACAAAGGGTCATTTGTGTTTGGGACAGGTTGAACGAATGAAGACGTAGCTAACATGCTAAATACATTGTCTAACAATAACGTATTGTCAGTATTGATAGTTTCTAGGGTTTTATCGTCTGTGTATGTAATCATTGGTTTATCATCAATCAACAATACCTCAAAGTCGATTAATCGTACACCTCTGGATAGTAAATATTTAACCATATCTATATTTACATATTTTCCAGTGACTGCACTATTATACGAGGATTTAATAACGTAATCTTTCAAACGCGGTTGTTGATTTCCCATACTGTTATTAGATATATAAGAGCTGCTGGGCGGTAAGGACACAATATTGGTGGAGTCTGTTTCGATTAAACTATTATACTCCCCTTCTGCTGTTCCAAATAACTCCAATCCTTCTATCGTATTACATTTACATTCGTTGTTCTTACATCTAGATTTACATTTCAGCGATTTACATTGTAATTTGTTAACTATTCTAGATATCATATTACGTTTCCATACAAAGCGGTGTATTACATATATGAATATACAAATGCTAAGTAATAATAATATACCTTGTGCTTTTTTCATTTACTTTTTACTATATAAGTTTGTGATATAATATATTACGATTAACAAATATAATAGTAATTATATATAAACTTATAATAATGGCTGGTGGATTACTAAACATTGCTGCCGTAGGAAATGCAAATCTATTTCTAACCGGAAATCCAAGTAAAACATTTTTTAAAGTCACTTACTGTAAGTATAGTAATTTTGGTCTTCAAAAATTCCGTATTGATTATAATGGGTCGCGCGATTTGCGTCTAACTGAACCATCTACGTTTCAATTTAAAATACCAAGACATGCCGAGTTATTAATGGATACATATGTAGTAGTTACATTACCAGATATATGGAGCCCTATACATCATCCATTACCCACCCCAATACTATCCCCCGAAGGACCAAATACAATTCCAGATTTAGTAGATGGTAATGACACTGGGTGTAGATGGGCTCCTTATGATTTTAGGTGGATTGAAAATATTGGAGCGTCCATGATTCAAGAAATCGAAATTACAAGTGGGTCGATGACGATTCAAAAATACACTGGTGAATACCTCTCTATGATGGTAGAACGCGATTTTAATTCTGAAAAAAAGGATTTGTTTAATAAGATGACTGGAAATGTACCGGAATTAAACGACCCAGCCAACTGTAATGGACGTATTAATTCATATCCTTCAACATTTTACACACCTAATACAGCAGGTGCCGAGCCATCTATACGTGGTAGAAATCTATATATACCCATCAACACTTGGTTTACATTGAATAGTTCTTGTGCGTTTCCACTAATAGCACTTCAGTATCAAGAACTGCATATTAATGTGACATTTAGACCTATACAAGACCTGTTTCAAGTTCGCGATGTGTTTGATTCAAGAAACAATTTCCCCTATATAAAACCTAATTTCGGCGAATCACGTTTCCAGATGTACCGTTTTTTACAAACGCCACCATCTATAAACATATCTGCTGAGAATTATACAAATACTCTTTCTTCTTGGAACGCGGACGTTCATTTAATGTCAACGTATTGTTTTCTATCTAAAGATGAAGCGGAATTGTTTGCCAGAAAAGACCAAGTGTATTTAGTCAAAGACGTATTCACACATACATTTGAAAATATTACCGGAACCCGTAAGGTTAAATTACAATCACCTCCTGGTATGGTATCCAGTTGGATGTGGCATTTACAGAGAAATGACGTAAATTTACGTAATGAATGGAACAATTATACAAACTGGCCGTATAAAACCTTACCTGTTGGTAGCGTACCATATACTCATGACAATACACAAGGTGCCTTCCCAAATATAGACCCTGTAGATTTGCTTGTCACTGGACTTTTAACTACTGGTAATTTTTCAGTAGAAAACCGAAAGGAAATATTAGAAACAATGGGTATACAACTAGATGGTAGTTACCGTGAAAACATGTTAACGCGTGGAATTTACGATTACATTGAAAAATATACACGAACTAAAGGTTCAGCAAAGGAAGGTATCTACTGTTATAACTTCTGTTTGGATACAAGTCCCTTCGAATACCAGCCTTCTGGGGCAATTAATTTAAGTAAATTTAAAAATATAGAATTAGATATTACAACCTACGTCCCCCCGATTGATGCTGTCAACTCTAGATTTGATGTGATTTGTGATGGCGAAGGGAATCCTATTGGGTTTCGCAAAGAGAACTGGAGATTGTATGACTATAATTACAATATGACTTTGTATGAAGAGAGATACAATGTATTGTCATTCATAGGTGGGTCTTGTGGTATGTTACATTCGAGGTAATTCATATTGCGTGTTATTTCCCCGTTTTATAAAAATTATATAGTATAACAAATAATAGTATACTATATATGGAAGAACGTCTGAATAGAAACAAAGTATTTAGTGATGACAATAAAGATACAGAAAAAATTGACTTTCAAACAGAACATATGAAGAACAAGATAAAGAAGGTTAAGAAACAAACCAAATTATTAAATATAAAGAATATCGAACCCTTGGTTAATATTCACGAAACACCCAGTAACCAAGAGAAACGAACATCTCAAACTAAAACTCAAACTAAAGCACAAGAAGGATTCACCTTTCGAGACGACGATTGGACTGGTACGGATAATATATACGAAGGCGGGAATAAAGGTGGCGCAGCTGAGTCACGGTCCTTCGATAAAATCATTGAAGATGCCTATCAAAATATGATAGATGGATATGATAAGGTTATATTATCTATTACCAAAACATGTAGTAGCGACAGTAAGCATCTTAATTCTGATAAAGGACATCTCAAAAAATATATTACTTGGATGTTGGGTATTGTTGTTGCGTCGATTGCTGTATATAACTGGTGTTTTATTCTGTTTTACAGGGATACTAGTAATACTCGTATTGATGCGTGGAATGTTCCTCGGGATTACATTAGTAAAGAAGCCAGTACCAGCCCATTTTTCTGGATATTAAACCTGTTTGCTGATATACCATTATTCTTTACCGATTTTTTCAAGAAATATGTAATCGATTGGATACCCGATGTTATCATGTCTAAAATAGATAGTGAAACCGCGAGCCCTTTAGCTGGGAGTATAATATTATTCGCATTTATGTTTATACTGGCATCGTCTACCTTTATGGCATATGGGTCTGGGGAAGCTATCAAAAATGTATTGGTTGACCTTGCGAAATTCGAGTTTACTGGCGTGTTACCTATTCTGATTTATACCGCTACTGCTATCCTATTTATAATGTCATTTATGGAGACCAATCCATTAGCTGCGATTCTTCCTATTGGTAGATTTATTTCGTTTGCTACATTTTTAAACCCTACGTTTTGGATAGAAAAAGTGGTTCTGTTAGTATATTTAATTTTCTTAGGAGTACCAATTGCTACCGCCACATTACTAAGTTATATATTATTCCACACCTTTTTTGGTTTCATTTACAATGGAATCAATATATTTGACATGAAAAAGAAAATGGACGAATTTTTGAATGGATATAAACCAGAAGATAGACGAGACACCCCATGTAATCCGCTCAGTTTCTTTGGGAAAGTTCTCAACTTTATGATTAAGATATTTAATTTTTTATATGACAATTGCATTCATATTGGGTTTATGATTGTAATGCTGTATACTTTAATTGATTCAGAATTAAATATAAAGAACAATGCTCTCAAAATGATAATCATCGGTATCACTGGTTCATATTTGGTACTCGTTGCTATACTTAAAATTCTCTCTATTGTTATGGATAGTAGTCCAACAACGTCTACTACCGAAAATATGGAAACTTCTATACCATCACCATCACCATCAGCATCCTCGTATGTGCCGACTATGAGTCCTCCTCGTAATCCGATAGAAACACTCCCTAACTTGACGGACAAAATGACGATTCCTACAAAAGAAACCCTTACTAACATGGCAGAAAATCTAAATGTGAATGATAATATCAAACTTCAAGATGGATTGAAAAAAGGCATGGATATCCTATCTAACTTGAAGTAGGTCAAGTATAGACCTTTCAAATATATTAGTTTGTATATTACAAATATAAATAGAAACTAACAATATAACTATTCTAATTATGGGAGAAATTGAGAAGAAGCCTCTAGATAAATATCCATTTGTGAGTATATGTACGCCTACATTCAATCGTCGTCCGTTTATTGAAAATATGTTTACTTGTTTTCGTAATCAAGATTACCCAAAGGAACGAATTGAATGGATTATTGTAGATGATGGCACTGATAAAATTAAAGACTTAATTGTATCCTCCGATATTCCTCAAATTCGATATTTTGAAATAGAGAAAAAAATGTTTCTTGGTGAAAAACGCAATTACATGCATAAACATATAAGGGGGTCGATTGTTGTCTATATGGACGATGATGATTACTATCCGCCTGACCGTATTTCACATGCGGTTGAACGGCTACAATCAACACCCAAAGCATTGTGTGCTGGTTCAAGTGAGATTTACGTGTATTTCAAAGGCATGAATAAAATGATTCAATGTGGTCCATATGGTCCTAACCACGCAACCGCAGGTACATTTGCGTTTAAAACTGAATTACTAGAACAAACTAAATATGAAGATAATGCGGCATTAGCAGAAGAGAAGGCATTTTTAAAGAACTATACTATCCCTTTCGTACAACTCGACCCCTTAAAGAGTATTCTCGTGTTTTCACATGAACACAATACATTTGACAAAAGAAAAATGTTCGACCAAAAACAAGACCCACAATATTTCAAAGAATCTTCCAAAACCGTAGATACCTTCATACAAAATAAATATGAGAGTAACGTTAAAAAATTCTTTATGGAAGAAATTGATGCTCTGTTAGACAATTATGACCCTGGAAAACCGGAGATGAAACCCGATGTTCTCAAACAAATTAAAGAAATTGAAGCAAGACGCGCACAAATGATTAAAGACGCAGAGGAACAACAAAAACAAAATGGACCCATTATGCTTACCCGTGAAGGACAGCCCCCTCTTCAATTAACAAATCAACAGGTCGTTCAAATTATGGGACAACATAAACAACAGATTGTTGAACTTACCAAGAAAAATGAAGAACTTCAGCGATTCGTGCAATTGCTACAACAAAAGGTTATCGAATTAAATAAAAATAAACATGCGTCAAATATACCCACATTACCTAAGACTAGAGGTAGTGATGAAGCTCAAGAAAAAGAACAGCTTATTTCTCAAGTAAATGCCCTTACTCAACGAAATACGCTGATTGAAACAAGATTGAATGAGGTCACGAAAGAACGAGATGAATTTAACCGTAACAAACATAGAATATCTCAAAACATAGATAAAACCGTACCCGAAGCTATCGTTCAAATACAGAACGACGAGTAATTTCATTGGAAATTGATAAAATTCACACAATTTCATCAATATATTAGATATATTAGGTATTCACTTATTCAGTTTCATCTATTGTATCCAGATTCACCATATCCTTTTTTACACTTTTATCCATATATCTATACATTCGCTGTATATCTAGCTTATTAATATTGTAGTTCTCAAACAATTTTTCAATATCATTCTCGTCGTCGTTAGTTGACATTAATCGTATTTCTTGAAACATAGAGAATAAGTCCCCCTTATCTAAATCCAACTCTTGACATAACCCGTAGATAAACATCATGTTATTGTATTCAGTTGAGTACTTTGTTAATACCTTTGTAAAGCGTACTTCAGAATTACCAAAATTGTCTTTATTTTCTGGGAAATTATCATGGAATATCTTATTATTATGAAACGTCTTCATTAAAGAACTCATCTCATTGAATTGCCAAATTTGGTTTTGAAAGGTAATTCTATCAATGTAATCAGCGTAACAAAATTTATCCAATATCTTTTGATAGATAGGTATGGATTTTCCCCTGTCATATTTTTCTAACATATCAACTATATTTTCGTGCCATAATAAAGCGACGATTGTCCGTTCGGTTTCATTCATTACGCGACTATGTGCATTTAATGGAACGTAATTATTAATCAATGTCTGTGTAATTCGTTTTGAATCTTCGTTGTTGGATTTTCGTTGAAATATTAACGATAACGTGTCATCTTCAAGAAGAGTGGGATTGTTTTTGTAAATATCATATACAAAGTTTAACTTACGCACGTCACATTGTATATATTGTAAAATGCTTTCCTGTTTTTCGCTATTCTGTTTTAAATCCGGGAACATCATATCCAGTATATGTTTTATTTGGTTCATTGTCGGTAACTTTAATTCAAATGTATTACATACTTTCATCAATTCGCGGATTTTTTTATCGATACAATAATTACCTATACATATAATTGGGTTCATTGTAGAATTCTCTAATTTCTGCTTCTTCGTTTTCTTTTGACGTATTAATTTTATTAGTGCGGTTATTCCGCCTTTATCACCATTATTCATACCATCTATTTCATCCATTACGATTGCTATCTTTTTCACTTTACGTGTCATCATATCTAGAACGTTTCGGTTTGAAATATTGTTTCTAGTTATCGTATTGATTAGTCCTGTATTGCGAACATCTCCTGCGTCGTATTTAATTACATCATAATCCATCTCCTTTAATAAGTTCATTACGAAGGTTGATTTTCCCGACCCAGGAGAACCGTAGATATAAATTCCTTTCTTATAGGTTAGTTCATTGCATTTACTATCAAAATCATTTAATATTGATTTTATACTATCTACTGTATGTTGTCTATCAAAAATACTATTTACCTCGTCATTATTAATGATTTGTTCCATACGCACAATTGTTATAGTATAATGTCATTTTTATAACTTGTTTCATACGAATAATATTTGATACCTGATATAGTACAAAATATTATTTTACATCTTAGGCAAAAGAACTGAAATCCGCAGTTCTTGGCATGAAATTACTCTGTTTCTCGGGTAACGCACCATACCGAGAAAAATTATTGTTGGTTCCATAATACGCACCTTGGTTTCCGGAACTTTGTTGAATTGCCATACGTCCAGTAGAAGTACCGTTTCCAAGTTGTTGTTGGCGTTGTTGTTCGGGGGTTAGTATCTGGACCGCACCACTTCCTGCATCACGAAGGAGCCCGGTAGCACCACCAGTCACGTCTTGAACTAATCCGGTAGCACCACCTACAATTTCGCGACCTAATCCAACCGCACCGCCTATTATTTCGCGACCTAATCCAACAGTTCCACTGGCGGTATCCTTGGCTAGATCTACTGCTCCACTTGCGGTATCGCGTGCCAAATCAGTTACTTCACCTACCGTTTCGGAAATTACATTACCGTTTTCATCGACTACTTTCGTTACCGTCTTCTCGTCTTTAACCATTGACTTACCGTCAGTACCCTTGGTACCACAACCTCCGTTACCTCCACAATTGGTGCATGTAACGTCTTTCGGGCACATAGGACACGAAGGACATACTGGAGGAACGATTTGAGTTTTTAAGATATAATCGTCGGACGCTGGCTCACTTACTTTAGTTTCTGTCTCCTTAACAGAAGACGCTTCCGATGCTTTTTTATCACAAGCACTGGGAGTAGGTTTCTCAATCTTATCGCAATTATCCATACCATATAAAGTAAAGCGTTTTACATTCTTTAATACTAGAGAATCCATGGTGCTTGATTCAAATCCACAAACTGCTACTAGGGTTTTATCGACGTTTTTAATATAAATAATGATATTTTCACCTTGTCCGTCTAATGTGGTCCATGCTTTCAGTTCGGCATATTTTTCTTGGTTCTCGTGTGTTTTGTTGGCATCGTAAATTTCCTTTACTTTGTCCGTCGTGATTGTTTCACCGACGCCGTTATAAATATTAATACTTCCTGTGTTGTGTTCTTTGCGAACAATTAAATTGGAAGTAGGAATGTCATAGAGAACAAATTTATCTACCTGGTATAAATCGTGTTCTCCGTATTTTTCATCTTGTACGTATTTGTTATTGTTATCATCTTGTGTGTTAATGTAGTTTGTAATTTCCACTGCCTTAACATCAACTACGCTGTTCTTTTCTTTAGAAAAGTGAAAAATGCCCTTGGGAATCATCTTACCATCTGAATTTTCAAAAACCGATAAGTAAGTCTCATTCTTCCACGGCATATATAAAATAGTAGTTTCGGGAGCAAATTCACTTTGACTTACATAAGACCATGAACCACATGTCGAATCTACCTCATCTATCAAACTCTCCTGAGTAGGTTTTTTCACACATTCGACGGTTTTTGTAATATCATACATGTAACTATCGGCTCCGTTGCGGGGAGTAATAATTAGTGTTTTGAGAGTAGGGGTTTGAGAACCCATAGTTTCGTGTCCTTCAATGTTAGTAAAAGTCTCATCCGCACCATCATCACCATCAGTAGGTTTAGCACCATCATCACCATCAGTAGGTTTAGCACCATCATCACCATCAGTAGGTTTAGCACCATCAGTAGGAACAGTAGGTTTAGCACCATCAGTAGGAACAGTAGGTTCATCACCATCAGTAGGAACAGTAGGTTCATCACCATCAGTAGGAACAGTAGGTTCATCACCATCAGTAGGTTCAGTAGGAACATCACCAATATCAGTGCCATTAGTAGTAGACGTCCATTCTACTACCGCTTCTACAATATTACCATTTTTCTTATCATAAAAAATTGTTTCTGTTAATTGTGTCAATGGTGCGTTATTTGAATATTCGGGTAAGATAAATTCACTGAACTGCCCCTTATCATTAAACATGTTCTCGATACCCTCTACGAAGTAGGAGTTTCTCATGTAAATTGAGATTGCTAAAACAATCAATAATATTAAAAACACGATGAGAGGTGTTAATTTGAAACTCTTCATTATATATAAACTATATAACGAAAAATATTTTGTGACGAAAAATTGAATAGAAACGTTATTTTGGTAATATTTCAAATATATAATGGAACCTACTAAAAAAACACGTGTTAAAAAAGAAACCCCATTATTAGAGCGATTTTATAGTGATAATGCCGATATATATGAAATATCAATGGATGAAGCAGGTCGTGGATGTATGTTTGGTCGTGTATACATTGCTTCCGTAGTTCTTCCTAAAAATCCAGAATTGTTTTCTGGGGTGGATATAAAAGACAGTAAAAAATTCAGTTCAAAAACAAAGTTACGAGAAGTGTCCGAATATATTAAAGAAAATGCTCTCACGTGGCATATTGAATATGCGGAAGCAAGTGAAATAGACAATAAAAATATTTTAGCATGTGTTATGGATGGTATGCATAGTTGTATTCGCGAGTCGATTGTAAAAGTAAATGATATTACGGGTATTCAACACAATACGTCCAAATTTATGGCGATTGTAGATGGTAATTATTTCAAACCATACTGTCATTTTGATGCGAGTACCAATGATTATCAACAAATACCGTATGTAACGGTCGAAAAAGGTGATGGTAAATACATGGCAATCGCAGCTGCAAGTATTCTTGCTAAAACAGCTCGGGATGATTATGTATTGGAAATGTGTGAAAAATATCCAATTTTATCAGAACGTTATGGTCTTGATAAAAATGTAGGCTATGGAACTAAGCTTCATATGTCAGGCATTCAAGAATATGGTATTACACAGTGGCATCGTCGCAGTTTCGGTTGCTGTAAAACTGCTATGGTTACCGAGATTGAATAATTCATAGAAACAAATTATCAATATTCACCTTGGCAATTTCCATATAATTTGTCGTTCTATCCATGGTACTATATCCAATAAGAAAGTTATCAGTTTTTTTATCAAAAACAAACCCTAACGTGTATTCAATATGTTGTTTTTCAAACGTAAATGGAATACTATAGCGTTTAACATTGAATGTTTCTACATCCAATACAACAAACATATGATAATAATGTCGTTTTTGTTCGTGACTTACCAAATGTGTAATGAACCAGATTTCATTATTTATCGTTACTCCATTCGTTGAACCACGTAATAGTTTAAATAGACTGGGCGTTTGTATTGTATTTGTAGTGAGAAAAGATGTATTTAAATCTGTAGTAGTATCTTTATTCTCAATATATTCACCTATGGTTAACGGGTACCATTTATATATCACTTTCACTTTTTCTAATGTAGTATTGAATAATACCCAATTCTTTTCCACCGAGTATGAATTTTCCTTTGTAACAAGTGATGATGTGGCTCTATGAGAATTCATGTCAATGGAACCCGTTTCTATCACTATTTTTCCATAGGAAATTCCTCGGTTTGCGTTAAAACATACCCCCATGGAGTTTGACAACAGACGGATATCCTCTAATCCCTCATATATACAATCATGCTTGGTGTTATAGTCTAATTCAAATTCCTTTTCTTTTATCCACTCTTCGTTGGTTATGTCAAATGTAGTAACAATGTTCTTTGTTATAATTTGATTACTATTATTATTTGTCAAAATCCCATTAATGTCTTTAAATAGATAGGACCCCTTGTTATCTATAAAATAATTAACAAGACGCGTATTTATGTATATTTTGTCATTGTTCTCGCTATAGCATATGGAAGGCGTAGAACTAAACAGGTCTGGATATTGATTTAAACATGGACCGTTGCGTATCATCTTCACATTGTCTGTTTCGAGTTGTTTGAAATCGGATAAAGACTTAGCATAAAATTTATAATTAGAGAGAACATTGTTTCTGATATTGTTCTCTAATGGATAATTTAAAACTCGCATAAACACTTTTATCATGTCTATATTTTGTTGATTGCTATAAAATCCTGTGATGGAGAACTCATAATCTATTTTATAATCATATATGTCCTTTTTTAAAAATAATTGGTTCTCTTCATGAATGCTGTCGCGACTTTTCATAGCCATGTTATAAAAAACATCCACTAGAACATAATTTTCGTTGTTTCTATAATAGTGAATGATTTCATACAAGTTCTCAATACGCTCGGGCAAACAGTTGTATCCTTCAAGCCAATAGAAGATTGCGTTTTTCATATCCTTTAACTCTTTGTAGCATAATCCAATACAGTAATAAGAATACCAAACTTCTTGTATCCATCCATTTAACTGGATTCGTTTTTTATATGTTGCAATAGCGTCTTCATATTGGTTAGAATCTTTATAACTATTCGCCAGATAAAAGGTATATCTATCATTATCAGGGTTCTTCAATAACCCTTCCTTTAATAATCGTATATCTCTGATGAATTTATCTGTTTTGGCACCTCCATCACCAATATCATTGATAAATATGATTGACTTTGGAATCCTATAGATAGTTGTATCAGAAGGGGTTTGGATATACTCATGTGTTACTCCCCAATAGGAAAAATTACCGGTATTTTTAACAATACGAAGATTTTGGTAATGAAACTTGCTATTTCCTTGTAATAAATAGTATGCGTCCTTATCCATAGATTTTTTGAAGTCGTTTATGGAGGTATCTTTATTTATATGTAAAACCATATCTGCATCCAAAAATAATATGTAATCGGCATTATCCATACCATAACATTGTTTCAGAGCATAATTACGATTGTACTCAAAGTTGCGAAACGGCTCCTCTACTATTTTGCCTGTTATACCGACTTTATCAAAGAAAGTTCGGATAATCTCAACCGTATTGTCTGTGCTACCCGTATCGCATATACAATAAGTATCAACCAAAGGTACTACGGTTTCCAATAACCGCTTGATAATCTTACTTTCGTTTTTCACAATCATATTTAGACATATTTTAGGCATGAACGAGAACCTTGTCGTATACTATTATCCACAACTCAACCGTTTATATTTCTTTTTTATCCTAGTATTTTTTCCAAACATATAATAACTAACCATTATACAATGTCCTTTACGAGATTTCATGATGACCCGCATAGAATAAAAAAACAGATTGACGAAAGTAGTTTTGCTGGGCGATATATGTTAAATACACCCGGACCAGGAGAAGAACTGCCCTTTATGGAAGACGCGCAAGTTCGGTTACAACACTGGGGAGCGAATTTACAAGATAATACAGTGGCATTGGAAAGTGATTTACGTGGTCTAACTCGCCCATTAAATCGCGATTTAACAGAGGAAAATAACTACAAGAAACAGTCTGTATATAGCGCCCAAAAGTACTACCACTCAAGTCAGCCGTTTATTCAAGAAAGCCGAGCAAGTCATCCAGCTTGGATGTATAAAGATTTAGAACAAACGCGATGGGAATCTCCTTTATTAAACCCATTGAACGGTTTAGAAAAAGGTTTCCATGAAAACGTACAAACCCGTATTTTAGAAAAAGACAACCATACTACCAAACTACCATTTGTGAATGGCACAAACCAAAGTAATTTTTACTTAACTGGCAACTCTATATGTATTTCTGGAAACGAAGAAAGTTGTCCGGGAACCCTTTATTCTGGAAAAATCAATTAAGCCAAAACTAAACTAAAGAATATTATGTAAAAGTAATATATTTATATAATATAAAATAAAAGATGGAAGTTGTTGTTCCGCTATTTGCCTTATCTAGTCTATATTTAATTAACAACCAAAATAAAAAGAAGGATGAAACTGAAGAATTTTCAAATCAACACACATTACCCAATACAAATGTAGCAGATGAAAATTACCCAGTGGATTCCAATGAGACTGAAAATACAACGGAGTTATCTGTGAATAATCGTTATGATAACGGTGGAGGGGTCTATACTGATAAATATTTCAATCAGCAGAAATCCACATCTGACAATGGAACTGAGTATATGTCTTTAGACGGTAATAAAGTGTCTGGAGAATACTTTCAACATAATAATATGGTCCCCTTTTTCGGTGGAAATCTAAAAACGAATCCTGGACGCGAAGGGGCGAATGAGAGTCTTTTAGACAATACTACCGGTTCTGGTTCTCAAGTTATCAAAAAACAAGAACAGTCTCCATTATTCGCACCAGGAGATAACGTACAATGGGCTCATGGTATGCCCAACCAAAGCGATTTCATTAAATCGCGAATCAATCCCAGCATGAAAGTATCCAATGAAAATCCGTTCAAGCAAGAAAGAGTTGCACCGGGTCTGGGTTTAGGTTATACGACCGAAGGTTCAGGTGGATTTAATTCGGGTATGGAGCAGCGTGACTTATGGAAACCCAAGACTGCGGACGAGTTACGTGTAGCGAACAATCCCAAGTCATCTGGTAATATGCTTTACGGACATGAAGGACCAGCAGACAGCCAAATCAAAAATATTGCTACACGCGAACAGATGGGTATAATGGAAAAACATCGCCCCGAACGTGCTTTTGAATTAGATACCAGAAATGTAGAGGGATTTTCTAATGGCGAACGTGACATTGGACGGTTATTTACAACCGGTGGGGCTGAAAAAGGTCAAACCATGCGTGGAGTCCCAGTAGCAAAACATGTATCCAGACCGGAAACTGCGGTTTCCTATACTGGTGCTGCCGGACATCAAAATGATGGAACTTATGTTCCCGGTGAATATATGGAATCTAAAAACCAACAATTAGGAGCACTTCAAATGGGTGCTGCTAACGCGCAAGGTAAATACTTACCCACCGAATCCGATTACGGTATTAAATCCAAACAAGCTTACCCTAATAACCGAAGTGCCAACAAGCAAGATAGTTATTTTGGTATGGTTAGTGGAAGTATTGGGGCTGCTGTAGCACCCCTCATGGATATTTTACGTCCGTCCAGAAAAGAAAACGTGATTGGTACATTAAGACCTTACCAAAATCCCGGCACAAATGTTCCCCAATCATACATTTTTAACCCATCTGATAAATTACCCACTACTATGCGTGAAACCACGGAAAACTCTAAAAATCATCTTAACATCAACGCAAACCAAAATGGAGGTGGTTATCAGAGCACCGCGCACCAAGTATCTCATACAACGCGTAATGAGACTGGTGATTTTTACTATGCAGGTGTAGCTGGGGCTGGTGACGGAACCAAACAACCATCGTCATATCAGGCTGGTTACAATCAACGTAATAATGATATTAAATCAAGTACTATAGATGGATACATGGTAAAGGGAAATATGTCATTAATGAACTCCAAGATGAATGTTCGTCAAGTGTCTCGTGACGAGAACCTGAAAAACACAAGAGAGGTTTCTGGTACAATGCCTTATAAATCACCCGATACAACCAATATGGGTCGTTTATCTGGTAACGAAAAGAGTCTCTACTCCAACATCCAGACGGATAGGACCAATCCAGAATTTTTAAATAATTTACAATCGAATCCTTATGTGTTAGACCACCGTAAAGCACTCTAATTTGTAAATACTTACCTACATATTTACAAATATATTATACGAGATATGATACATATAACAACAGTCCAGTTACATTATCTTTCTCTATATTTATAACAATTTTTTGAAATGGGTTGGTTTCAGTAGCATCAGTTATCGACACATTACCGATTTTATCATTCGTTTCGTCATAAACATCACCAGATTGTATTATATTAATACATCGTTTACCTACATCTACATCGCCTATGTTACAAACCTCATCGGCTAATTCATAACAAGACTCTCCAAACGCATCTTTATTATATCCAAATACGGTTTTTGATACTTCTCCTGTATATTTTGAAAGGGTCTCAATATCTAATATCTTATTTGGTTTTCCATCCGGTTGTGGTTTGTTTTTATTTAATAAATAATCGCCCCATAGGTATAACAACTGATTATTCTTGACCGTATTGTTTGTTATTTCGAATTGAAACTTTTTGGGGAATGTGTCATTCGTATCAGGTTTAATTATGATAAAGTTATTATTTGGTTTGGCTTTATCCAGTTTGACTTTTACATTGAGATTCCTAGGGTCGGAATACTTACTGTATTTCGTGTCTTTACTAACGGTGATTTTTGGGACTATAGTAACAATATCGTTTATAAATTGAGTCTTCTTCTTGTAAATTTCATGTAAGGACTTATTACGAGGAATGTACTCATTAAATGTGTATGTTGGTAGTTTACTTGGTTCGGCATCTGTATGATAGTTCATTAACATAGTTGTTATTGTGTAACTCGCTTCATTCAATGGTCCCACATCCTTTGGGTCCACATCTAACATATAAACATCGCTTTTCGTATTACTTAATACCTTTTCTTTGATTAAAAATTTGGTATAATAGTTAAGTAATATAGCATTCATACCCCCATTCATACCCATACCCATACCCAAGTTCAGTTTTTTTGGTTTAGATGGCAAATTATATTTTTGTTCTTGTGCGTAAGGACTTAAATTTGTTAGTGTAATTTGTAAGTTGTTATCTACAATATTTGGTTCAGCCGCATAAGGTTTTTGTAGTTCGTCTTGTGTTCGTTTCAGTTCAGCAGCACCTTCTTTTTTTATTTCAGCAGGCGTTTTACATCCAAATGGTCCATCGCAACTATTACCACTCTCTAACATTTCATCTAAATTTTCCAAAGGTTCTTGAGAACAATATAAATACCATACCGAAATCAAACATAACAATACTAAAATTACAAAATATATAGTGCTTCTGGTTGTTACTTTCATTATATGCTTATACACTATTGAACTATTTATTTTCCCAACAAACTATCTTACACTTTTGTAGCATGTCCTATATACAACAACAACCCAGTTGCGCCGCTATAGTTTTCAATCGTAATTTCTATAGTATCCATCGAAACATCGTTTCGTCTATTCATTTTCTTTGCGGTTCCTATTTTGACTCCTTTATTGTCAAATATATCTCCAGACTGAATTACATTTATTATATTTTTTCCTAGATTTACTCGATTAATAACGCACTCATCACTCGGTTTTGTTAAACATGCTGAGGATTCTACTACAGTATTTGTAAATATACCATTAGTATAACTTTGTATGTTCTGAGGATTTATTAGGGTATTCATATTGCCAAGAGGGCGCGCCTCGTTTTTATTTACAAGTGTATCTCCCCAGAAATCAAATTGCATCTTGTTTTCGTTTACATTATTTTCTAGGTGTAATGTAAAACTACTTGGAAAAAACGTAGCGATTTTTGGAGACAAAACTACAAAACTATTTTGTTTTTTTAAATTTAATTCTAGATTTGAATCTGTTCTAGACGTCGTATTTACTGAATTCAATACTACTTGTTGTGGAATATTAGCTTTACATGTTGTAGATTGTACGTCGAAGAATGTACCATCCGTTGATGCTGATGTTATTTGGTATTCGAATATTGCTGGAATCCCATTTCCTACATCAACTTTATTGTAGTTTTCAACACCATCTTCGCTATGTAGCGTAACAATGATATTTTCCGAAACCTCGTTATTTTCTAACCCTTCTTGAACGTTTATACTTAGTTCGCTTAAAATATACCTCACAAGTAAGACTGAAAATACTATTATGAATATCCAACATATAGTTATGGTTACGGATTTATTGCTTTTTGACATGTCATATATAATATAAGTATTTTATAATAATCTGAATAAACCAATCAAATTATTATAACTTGCACGAAGAGGGATTTGAACCCTCGCATCTTACGATACTCGAACTTGAGTCGAGCTCCTTAGACCACTCGGACATTCGTGCGTAAACTAGCTCCTACCGAGATTCGAACTCGGGTTTCATGATACCATTATATATGTATAAATATATTTCAAAGTCATGAGTGATAACCACTACACTATAAGAGCAAATGTACCCACTCGGCACCACAATATTTTTAAGGGGGAATATTGAAACCCAAAATGCTGCGAGAAGTGGGGTTCGAACCCACGCGCATTATGCACCAGGTCTTAAGTCTGGCTCCTTAGACCACTCGGACATCCTCGCAATAAACAGTTTTAAGACTTATTTAGGTCTGTAGCCTCTTAAGAGACTCGAACTCTTCACCTTACGCTTACTAAGCGTACGCTCTATCCTGATGAGCTAAAGAGGCGCGCGACAGTTGCAGGATTCGAACCTGCGCGGGAATCTCCCAAATGATTTCTAGTCATTCTCCTTAACCACTCGGACAAACTGTCATATTGTAAGAGCAATAACATTAGCTCCCTGTGAGGTTTGAACTCACGACCACTACCTTACAAGGGTAGCGCTCTACCACTGAGCTAAAGGAGCTCGATACACTATTTACACTATTTACATTACTCCCCCAAGCAATATACAACATTACTCTTTATATTGTTTTGGTTTGTTTAGATTTATACGGTTGTATCTTTATTGATAGTCACTTCCTTGAGAACATTCTTCATCACTTTGTCTTCAAATGACTTTGTTTCTTCTTTTCCATATCCACCTAAGGAGGCTTTGGAATATTTGAAGAAGTTTTCATAGTTTTCTGTTCCCATAATACCTACATCGGGAGTGGAATCATACCATACTGGACGCATTCTTTCGTTTTTATAGGCTACGCCTTTAATTGCCTTACGTAATTTAACTTTATCCTCATCTTTTTCCCATTTATCATCATCCTTAATATACACAGTCTCTCGTTTTAAATCGGTACAATGAAGCGGACGGTCATGGATTTCCATTTCATTTATACGTTCTACGATGATATTTGAAATACCATCTATGAATCCACGTTCTCCAGTTTCTATGAAATCCTGTATGGATATGTTGATGGATTTTACAAAGTCCTTTAATGTCATCGCATTCTTACATTTCTCATTCAAAAATACATTGAGATTGAACTTGTTGTGGCTATTTACAGTATTGTTATTATTATTCCCCATGTTTCCCGCCATTTCCATCATTTTCTGGTTTTGTTCGATTAATAATTGTTTGAATTCATTGTTCTGTTTCACCAACTCAAAAATAGTATTTGATAATACCTTGACATCTGTATCTGGATTAGCATCATTGACCGGTTCTTTCGTGGGTATATCTTCAGTGACATTGTTATGCTCTTCGTAAGTACATTTCTTCTTATGATTACATAAACTTGACATATGTTTATATTCTCTTCCGCATTCACAAGCATATACGGATGATGGCATTTTTTCATTAGGATTCATTAGGCGTTGATGTTTTGGAGTGAGTAAATGTTTATTATAATTACTCATTTTGCTGCTATTGAAGTTACATATTTCGCAACTATAATTATTGGCATTTTTTTCATTTTTGGTATTAGGCATTTTTCCTTATTATACTAACAGAAAAATGCCTAAATACTTTTACGCGGAATATACTTATTTTTTTACGCTAACAAAAAATAATAGAAAATATGCAAAACACAGCATATCCGTCTAAAACGTGATTTTCACAAAACCCGTTTTTAATTCTCCGTTGAGTATTTTCATTTTGGACATTTATTTTATGTCCAATTTTGAAAACCTTTGCCATTTCTTTTTTGACTTTTTAGATTCAAATTGTAGAAATATGTAAAATGATGATTTAGTAATCTAATTACATATATATTATGGATCCTCGAATTCAAGACATCCTAAACCGGGAAATCAACAGACAAACTACGACTATCGAGTTAATTGCGAGTGAGAACTTTGCGAGCGAAGCAATAATGAAGTTAAGTGGTTCTGAATTCACTAATAAATATTCGGAAGGATACCCTGGTAAACGATACTATAATGGTTGCGAACATACCGATGAAATCGAGCAATTGGCAATTGATAAGTTGAAAGAACTTTTCGGTGCTGAATTTGCCAACGTTCAACCACACTCAGGTGCTAATGCGAATACTGCGGTGTATCAAGCCCTAATCAAACCAGGCGACAAAATACTCGGAATGGACTTGGCATCAGGAGGGCATTTAAGTCATGGTAGTCCTCCTAATATTTCAGGAAAAATATATGAAGCACATTCTTACGGGGTTGATGAAAATGGTGTTTTGGATTATAAATCTATCCTCGAAAAAGCTATCCAAATTCAACCAAAACTGATTGTAGCGGGAGCAAGTGCGTATCCAAGAGTGATTGAATGGGCTATCTTCCGAAAAATAGCAGATGAAGTTGGTGCGTATTTATTGGTTGATATGGCACATTACGCAGGCTTAATTGCCGGAGGAGTGTATCCAAACCCATTACCTTACGCAGATATAGTTACCAGCACAACACACAAAACATTACGAGGACCCAGAGGAGGCATTATTCTTTGGAATGATAAGAAATTTACTCGGAAAATTAATAGTGCCATTTTCCCAGGAACTCAGGGAGGTCCATTGATGCATATTATAGCAGCCAAAGCACAATGTTTTATTGAGGCATTGCAACCTGAGTTTACAGAATACGCAAAACAAATTGTACTTAATTCCAAAGCGATGGTCGACGTATTTGTAAAACATCATTTTAACGTCCTAACGAATGGAAGCGATAGTCACATTATTCTAATGGATTTAAGTAAATCTGTATATAGTGGGCGAGAAGCCGCAGACCTACTTGAAAAACACGGAATTACTGTAAATAAAAACGGTATTCCAAATGATCCCAGGTCATTTGTTGAAACATCTGGTATTCGAATTGGTACTTCTGCTGAAACGACCAGAGGACACAAAGAAGATTGGTTTACCGAGTTAGCTAAACGAATTGTTGAAATTCTGAAGTAAATATCGTAAACTTGTTGGTTCAAAAATGTAATCATATAGTAATAATGCCATTATCGAAACAAGTGAATCCATGTAATCTAATACCAGGTAAACGGTATATGATTGATATTCAGTGGAATTTAACAAACGACCTAATGGTACTAAATCGCGACTACATGGTTGGCACATTCTTATCTTCAAATTACATACGGGGTCGTAGCTATTCATATGATACGGGTCTAAAAGTGCTATTGTCTAGGTCCAGATTAGAAACTGAATTTACTATCGATGGAAACAAAATTATAGTGAGTTCTGTAAATAAGTTCTATGAAGTACTATCTCCACCAAAAGACATCATAGAAAAAGCACACCAAATATTTACACTTCCCTTACCAAATGATATCAAAAAATACATACATAAATATTTACCGTTTACTAGAGATGTATATTACCGTCCAAGACAAACAATAGGGTAAGCATACTAGTATTTTTTCATATTCCTATTCGCATATATTTTAATAATACGCGAATGGTCGTGTAACATACTGGCATTATATGTAGAATAGTTACATTTCACTCGTTCGTTATGTACTTGCGATTGATGTTTGAAAATAGCAACATAGGATAAGGAAATATCGTTATAATCATAATTTAGGAGGGTGTTTGTATATTTACGAAACGGTATTTTGTTACGCACCATGGTTTACATAATAATCGACGTTACTGTTTATATTTTTTACGATGTAATTTGTATTTAGGTTTCCATATTTAGAAAAATATGTCCCTCCCTATTATGACGAATTTCAATATCATTACTTCGTTTTGTCGTAATGGTGGCATTGGACGTAATGGATACATACCATGGAATATTTCAACTACATATGACACCATATTTAAAAGAGTAACTCGTGGAAATGGTAATAATGCGGTTTTGATGGGGTCAAATACATATGACAATCGTATGATTACGACGCATACACCATTCGCAGGAAGAAGTAATCTAGTATTATCGCGTAATGAAAACTATACCGACCAAAATCCTTATCGTCACGTCGAATATTTATCCAGTATAGAGAATGTGCTATCCCATTGTAAAGAAAGTAATTACGACGAAGTATGGATAATTGGCGGAGAAAGTGTGTACCGGGAGTTTTTAACGAAACCAATAGTGCCAATAAAAAATATTTTATTAAATTACATTGATAAAGGGTATAGATGTGATAAATTTTTTCCTATGAAATTCGTGCATAATAATAATATTGAGACACTTACAATCGCCAAAGAAGCCAGTTATATGGAATATGTAATGAAAGTAGACTATGACAAATACCCAATTTAGTCACTAGTAAATAACGAGCACATATTAGTTGCTTCTGTATTTACAAGAGGTTTCTGGAATAATCGAGTTATCATTTCGTCATCCCTAAAACGAATGGTGTAATCTTGCTGAATATGATTCCTACCAATACGTCCCATGGCTTGTAATGTCTTTTGAGGTGTCATTTTGGTTAGGTCCTTACCAATAAACCCATGACAAAACTGATAGTTTGTTCCATAAATGTAATCACTCGATGCGATAATAATAAACAACTTTTGTTCTTCAGCGAGACGTTTCATAATTTCCATATAATGAATATTCGGGTCTTCAATAAACATACCAATACCTAATAGTAGTAATACTTTGAGATGATTACTAATATTTAACTGCATAATTTCCTTTGATGTAATTTCGTCAATATTGGATACGAATGCGTTTTCACGGATTTCCCCATCTGGAGACCATATATTTTGATGAGGACGTGTGTTAGGAACATACGTAGCGTCCAAGGTAACTAGCTTAATTTCCTTTCTTAATTTGGTAATTTCGTTCGCAAACTCTTGAGATTCTTTACATAGACGACCGCTTTCTCGTACGGTCTTCGAGTCGTCATAATTGCTATTTTTAGTCTCTTTTGATAATATTTCCCCCTCCAGAAATTCGATTCGCTTAATCAAATCCGCATTCTTTGTAATTCTTGACAGAATCGTTTCAAAGACAGAGGCTTGAATATTGGTTTGTTGAATATAGAACTTACCTATTTTATCTACATCGTCAGCCAGGAAAATTGTAGGTCCGTCAGTTAACGTGTATGCGTCTGCGGTGGTAATAGAAACACCTGTAGTTCCAGGTCTAGATGTGGACTTGGACGTTTCGAATTTCTTAGTTCGCGTGTTTTGTAGATATTTGTATAGATTGCCCCAATCATCTTCGTTAATCTGAAATAGCAAATCGAGGTAGTACTCCTTTAACTTATTCATAGTAATGTTTGTAACATTGCCCGTAAAATACGCATCAATCATATTGTCTTCATCAATTAAACCTTGTGAATTTACATATTCAATAAAACGAATAATTTCACGTAAATCAAAATATCTAAGGAGGGTCTTATTCGATTCGCAGTAACGAGCGCATTTTATCATATCAGAATAGTCTTCATACAAATAATGTGGTAACGCACACTGCCCGGACTTGTCCAGAATGGAAATCGATTTACGACAATCGTAACTGGTAATTGTGTGGATTTCGGCATTTTCAAAATTTGCTTTAAAATCGTGAAATACTGGTAACAATTCATCTTGGGTTGGTAATGTAGCACAGGAGAGAACTAAGGTAGGAATCTTGTTATTTACCCAATTAGAATGGATTGTAGCATGTAAATCATGGTCTTCGTAATCCATTGTGATAGTCGGTTCGTCCCAATAGGTAATGATATTTTCAGCTTCATTAAACGCTAACATATAATGCATCGCAGTAAGATAAGACTGAACGTCACATATCATGATTTCTACATTCGTTCCTACACTATTGTCGACTTTACCAATTCCACCGGAACGTTTGTTACGGGTGTAGTCGACTGCTGAGAAATAATGTAACCGAATATCAGAAGCGGTGTCACAACCAAATGCGAATGCTACCTTCTTTTCCATGGTAACTGCGGATTTTGCTAGGGCGAGTCCGATATGACGGGCTACACATACAAAGATAATTCTATAATTTTCAGAAAGACCAATTGGGGTTAGCGTTTTACCCGTGCCGGTAGGAGCAGTGTATAATATCAACTTGGGGACAAATGTCTCTTCTGGTTGAGGTCTACAAATAGTATAAATTTGTTTCTGATGTTGGAAGAGTGTTTTGTCTTCATACTTTAAAAGGTGTGGATTTTTTTCAATAAACTCGTAAGCATTCGTAATAATTTCGCTCGTCTTTGTAAAGGAATTTACATAACTAACGATTTGGTTCATTACATCCGTAAAATGCGTATTCAAACCAGTAATAGTCGCCTTTCGTAGCTGTAATAGAGTATACAAGTAGAACGAATATTTTTGCTTACGTTTGTATATATTTTTTAGTAAATTGTGTATCATGTCAATCAATATGTATTCAAAAATGTGTTGTTTGTTGTCGTTAATTTTTAATTCAAGGTTCTCAATACGTAGTTTGTCAATGCTTTTCAGCGATTTCAACTTCCCACCGGCTCCTGGGAAATCAATATTCAGTAATTCTTGCGAGTTTTTTCCATATTTTTTTATAATTTCTTTTAGTTGGGTTTCAAAATATTTCTGAAACAATAACAATTCTGTGCCCTGGTTCTGCTCTATTTTTACAAATGAGAACAATGACTGTTGGGAATTGGTATGTATATCAACATCATGATACCCCGCCTTTATCATTTGCAGAATCTCCTTTTCCTGGGAAGAAACCGGAATCTCAATTGATTCCCATTCAGACTTTACTAATTTACGTTGAGAAAGATCCATGTTGCTTGGTCTTATTATAAGTTACATATGTTTTCATGATAGTTTTTTAATCAATTTTCTGTAAAAAATATAGAAGTATTCATACACACATACTAACCATGTTTAATGGATTTTTCCAAAAAACTCATAAAAGAATATCATTTGAAGACATGCAACATATTATATCAAATCCCAAGGACTATGTAATTATTAATACATTACCATCTACAGAACAACATTGCTTGATTAAAAATACAATTTCTTATCAAACGGAAGAGAAAGTGATAAATGAATATCTAAATCAATATGATTTTACACCGAAATTCGCAATATATGGAAAGAATGCGAATGAAGAGAGTGTTGAAATTAAAGCGAAACAATTGACACGATTGGGATTTACCGATGTATATATGTATATGGGAGGTATGTTTGAATGGCTATTATTACAAGATATTTACGGCGACGATGAGTTCCCTACAACAAGTAAGTTTTTAGATTTATTGTTTTATAAACCAACCTCCGCACTCTAATTATGCGGGTTCAGTAGGCTCGGTTGGTTCTGGATACACATCCGCTAATTCGGTAACTCGGGGCTCTTCTTTGACCTTATCGGGGTCGGCATAATTGTATTGGACTTTGTCCTTAAGATATGCGGAATAAAAGATATTTGTTTTAGTATTGGCTAATCCGTAAGCATCAATTAGCTTGCCTACTAAAAATAGTAAATTTGTTACGAATACAGTGGTTGTTTTGCTATCATAATAGTTATCATAAATAGTGAATCCACTATAAATAGAGTTAGCGAGATAAAATACAGCAGCAATGTAACAAGACTTTTGGTAAGAACCATCTAATGTAAGTAAGACATTTCGTTTATTTTCAGGTAAAAGTAACAATGCCTCTCCAACCGCATCATTATCCGACGGAAATTCCTTATTTACTTCTAAGTAAGAAATCATTTTATTCTCGCGACGTAGTTCAATCACATACATCACGAAAAACGCAACAAATGTAGCGAAGTTTACGGAGATGTTACCAATATACAAGCTATCTGTATGGTTTAGTATTTGTGATGGAGTACACAAGTCATTCCCGCATTTTTGAGGAACAAAGAATAACAGCAAAGTACCCATCAACACACGATACATTTCCAGCGTAAATGCGACGTAGGACCCTGACTTTTGTTTAAAATCTTGGTCGCTAACGGTCTCTTTCAATTCCTCTACGAAAGATAGACGTTTTGATTTAGTCGGTTCTTCAACTGTTTTTACGGATATCGCAATCTCTTCGAGTTCGGTAGTAGGAATGGTCTCCATTACTGTATACAATATCTACCTATTTTTATCTGTGAATAAAAAATTGAATTATCCAGAGTAACGTATCTATACCAAAAATAATATTGTGATTATTTATAATCAATCCTCTAAAATGTGCCAACCAGTTATTATTTCTATCGAGGGAAACATCGGGGCTGGTAAAACTACCGTCGTCCAAGAGCTACATAAGCGGTTCAAAGATAAAAAAAACATAGTTTTTGTAAAAGAACCGGTTGATATTTGGGAAACGGTCACCGACAACGACGGACAAACCATTTTACAAAAATTTTACGCAGAACCTTCTAAATATGCGTTTCAATTTCAAGTTATGGCACTAACTACACGTTTAACCTTGATACGCGATACGATTCGTAATAACCCGAACTGTGATATGCTAATATGTGAACGCTCGATTGACGCAGATAAACAAATATTCGCAAAAATGTTGCATGATGATGGCTTAATTACAGATTTAGACTATAAAATTTATTGTTTAATGGCAAACGAGCACGAAAAGGATTACAAAGTAGCAGGGCATATTTATATTAATGCTGATGCGGATGTATGTTTTAACCGGATTCACAAGCGTTCGAGAGATGGAGAAGGGGGAATCGAACTTTCTTATCTTACAAAATGCAAACAATATCACGATGATTGGCTCGGAAAATATGGTAGTTGGGATTGTAATCAACCTAATACAAACTCAACCAAAGTACTTGACCTATTAACGAATGAAGATGCGTCTTATATCGATACTGACGCAAACGACCCAGGGATTAAGTGGATTTCACAAATAGAACAGTTTATTCAAAATATTCTTATTCAAAATGGAGTGGTTAATCCACCACCACCTAACTCGCCATCTTCTACATAAAACTAAAAACAATACCTAATTAAATTTTACAACAATCTTTACATTTTCTTTTTTTATTGTTTTACATGCTGAAATAGATAGTTCTTCGCGGCGTTTTCGGGTTTTTGAATTGGTAGTTTCGGGTTTCTCGTTTACTATATTATCTAGTGTGGCGCGCTTTTTGGTAGTTACATTACGCTTATTCATATCATTTTCAATAGTTTCGTAATTATTTTTGATATAATCTACTATTTTGTTTTCAATCGCCCATTTAAAGAAATTCAATTGCCCTATGGTCGTTTCCATCAACTGGTTTTCATTATATGGAATCGAAATTCTATCCCAACGACAAAAGGGGTCAAACCGTTTTTTAGAATAAGCCTTTAATTTTAATTTGTAATCGTTATATACTTTAAATCGGCTATTTGTCTCGGTATCGCCTACTGTTTGGGTTAATTCATATACTGTGTAGTATTTCTTGGCAAAATTTGTTACAAACCAATCTACTATACGAAGGGATATTTCAGATTCGCCATTAATAATTTTCATCATTTTTTCCAAATGACCGTGATTGTTATAAAAATCCATCAGATTACTCATTAATAATGTATTCTGGGTGTTTAATGCGTTTGACCGATACATATTTAGTATTTTACTATTATCGGATTCTTGTGTTTATACGATTTTTAGATAAATATATATTTTTAGTATAGTTATGGAACCTATATCATTGTTCTCAATCTACGCGACTGGATTTATCGTTGGAGGGATAGGAATAGGATACTATAATGAGAATTACTCGTATTTGTTATATGAACGACTAGAACGATACATAGAGGGCAAATTTGTATTCAAACGTGAATGAAAGAGACCGCCAACAAAACATAAAAAAGACTGTATATAGTCTTTTTTATCGGGGGACAGACGTTTAGTAGAGAATGGAAGTATCTGTCATTTGAATGTAATCAAATATAATCAAAAAAATAGTATAAAAAATGCTCGGTGTATATAAGTAGATGTATTTTTTTACAGACTTGTTTTCGCTATTTGAAAGGGTTCTTTTTGATGGATTAGATGAATATTATGATATTGAAGTTGATGAAATAATATATTCTGATGACGAAGATTATGATATTGAATATAATGAGGAATTTGACGATGAAAATGATGAATGCTGGGAACAACCGTATGAATATGTTCCTGCGTTCATAAATCCACCTATAACACGTAGACTAATTGCGTTTTGTTAGAAGTGCCTATTTTTTATTGTAACTGTAAAAATGAGAAAATAGTCTAATGAATCCAGTTTTTTTAATAGGTGGTAAAACACTTTGTATACGTAGATTGAAACAAACCGATTTACAGCACGCATATTACGATTTAATGAGTTTATTATCCGAGATTGACCGAACTATATTGAGAACCCGAGAGATATTAGACAACTTGAAAAATGAATATATCTATTTTGTAATAGAAGATTTAAATACAAACATGATTATTGGTACCGGTACAGTCATTATTAGTAATAATTCTATACAATTGAGCCAAGTAGGACATATTGAAAATATTATGATATGCCAGGATTATCACGACATAGGATTGGGTGATATAATATTCCAACATTTAAAGTATTATTGTGTGAATACGAAACATTGTATAAAGGTTATCACCAATTGTGACCATAATATATAATTTCCTATTCACAATCTATCAATTTATAATCCAAATCAAAACATGCCACTATACAATCGTCGTTTTGGCATTTATCTAATAGGCTTGTGTTCTCCAAAAAGAGTGATATGGTCGTATTGAAAAATGTGTTCTCGTCTATGTTGTTTTGTTCTTGCATACATGACCCGTGTTTCGTCCATTCGTGTTCCCATAATGTACTATCACATGCATGCCAATACGCATTCATATCGGTCAATAATTTACCAGTGGGTTTTACATACGACACGCTCTTGCAGTTTTCAGGGTAGGCTGTACTATTTATTTGCGGCCAAAGTCCGTGAATCATATAATTGGTACTACACCATTTTTGGACTGCCAACTCATAATAGTTATAAATGTTGGTTGAATCTACAACACTTATACTTGCTAATATAGTTATTAGTTTTGAGAACATTACTATATACATTCTGAAGATTTAATTCAATATATGTGCGTCTAATTCGGGTATGGTATTTTCATCATAATTCGTAAAACAATTTACGTGCGTAACACTTAACGAATGCTTCTCTTTTGGATTAATCTCCTTTACATAATCACGAACACGTAATGTATATGACATATGAACGTGGAAATTATTTATATTACAAATGATGATATTCAA